TTTTAAAGTTATATTTGCTATTTTCTTATTAGCAAATAAGAGTGTAAATTAAAGGTATGCCAAGAAATATAATTAAAGGTGGTGGAACTGGAAAATTAACTACTAAGAAAAGATATTTATATAGCTACTGGGACAGCATTATCACCGAATATAAATGGTTTGAGATTTTATTTATCTGGAATCAATGCTCAAGGAAATCTATCATTTCGGGATGAAACGAATACTTATGAGTTATATTACACTCCATTTGGAGCTCAATTCGCTATAAGACCATTACCTTTTAGTCTCGTCACTCCTCCTTCGAGAGGCTGGACCAAGGGATCATCTTCTAATCCTACTGATCCGCCTACAGGAAACTATACGCAGTCAGCAGGTGGATACGCTGGCGTAGTAACTATATCTGAATATTTTAGATAATCGGAACGAGTAGGATTCGAACCCACGGATGGAATTACCCATCGGAAGTTTAGTAAACTTCTGCTTTAGACCACTCAGCCATCGTTCCAATCTGCCTAACTAGGATTTGAACCTAGAACATCTTCATTAACAGTGAAGCACACTACCGTTGTGTTATTAGGCAAAAAATTAATCATTATTTTCTGCAACTTCATTTACATGTTCTTTTATTAGATTATATATCCTTACTTCTTCTTTATTAGCTCTTCTTTCAACTTTAGAAAGATTATTGAATTTATATTCTTTTAATTGATGATGCTTAAAATGATACACTGGTTTATTTGAATAAACTTCATTAGTAAATCTAATATATCTGAATGGCAAAACTTCGCCTTTGATTTTATAAAGAGTGCCTAATACTGGTTGTTCTTTTTGCTCTTTAAAAATTCCGTCAATAAAATCTAATATTTTAATCATATTCATTATTTTTTAATTGCACCCCATATGCCAGCAAAATATCCGAAATCTTCGAATAAATTTTTCTTATCTCTTACTTCTTCATTTACTGCTTGTTTTAATTCTTTAAAGTCTGTTGCAGATGGATCTGGATAATCATGACCAATCATTATTCCTTGTTTTTTAAGTTTTGGATACCAAGCTAAAATATCGGCTTTTACATTTTCATAATCGTGAGCAGCATCAATAAAGATCAAATCACAGCTTTCATTTTCATGAAGTTTTGAAATTTCTAAAGATGGTCCTTGTTGTATATTTACTCTATTTAAGAAATTAAATTTTTGTAAATTATTTTTAAATTCATTTAATAAATTAGATGTATCTAAATCTTTATGTTCTTTGCTACCTTTCCAAGTATCAACACAATATATTTGAACATCGGAGGGCTCTGTTGCAAAACAGAAAACAGAAGCAGACTTGCCTTTCCAACTACCAATTTCTACTAATTTACCCTTTAAATGAGATGCCACAGCATATAATGTATACGCTTGATAAGGCCATAACCATCCTTCTGTTGTATTGATTGTTTGATAAAATTCATCTAAAAATTTTTTATCATATCTTTGTATAGATTTTACATGTTTATAAAATAGACCTAATGTTTCTTTATTCATTTTTTATTTTTCCTATTATTTTTTAATTTGCTCTTGGGTTTAACATGTTTCCAAATTTTTCCTTTATTATCCAAATCAACGCTCCAAAGCATTATTTTGTTATATATTTTAAATCCATAACCCCAAAGCATTAGTGTTCTACTTATAATATCACCTATAAAATATAGAATATATGATAATACTAGTCTCATATTAATATATTATATAAATTTTATAAAAAAGTCAATATAATTAAAATATGCCAGAATAGCACAGCGGTAGTGCAACGGTTTTGTAAACCGTAGGTCATCGGTTCGAATCCGATTTCTGGCTCTTATTTTTTATTTGGAACAAAGTATACTATCGCTTCATCACCATATACTTGAAATTTTTTTAATTTATATTTTTTAACTTCGAGCATATTTTTTAATTCATTTATATATTCACTTTTCATATAAACTATTAAAGTTCTCTTATCTTCTGAGTCGAATCCATATTCATCCGCAAATTCAGAACATATAGCCAAAACATGGCTTTGATTATTCATTACTAATAATTACACTTTTATGCGTAATTATAGTTTTAAATCACCAAAGTCATCATCTGATATGTCTGTTTTTCTTGCTCCAACTTTATAACTTGAAATTTCTGTTTCTTGTGGTGCAACTTGAACTTTACTACTATCAAGGTAACTATCTAACCATCCAGAGATGGGATTATCTTTTTGATTAAATATTTTCTTATAGCCTAAACTGCGTAGTCTACTATCGCAAAGCCATTTAGAATATCCATCTAATACTTCTGCATTTAAGCCAAGTAAACTGCCTTTGCTAAATAAATATTTAGACCATTCGCTTTCATTTTTTGCTGCTTGTTCATAGAAAGCATAAATCTTATCTTCGCTTTTCTTAACTATAGAAGTAAAGCCTTCTTTATCTTCTTCTTTTAAGATCTTGAGTAGATTTTGACTTACTGCAAAATGTAGTGCTTCATCTCGCTGAATGAATTTAATAATTTTAGAGTTACCTTCCATCTTACCTCTATATCCAAAATAGAAAGAGCAAGCGAAAGAAACGTAAAATACAAGTCCTTCCATTACATTAATAGAAAGAATAGCATCAAAAATCTTTTGTTTAGGATCTTTCTTTTCGTCATCCCCAAGAATCTTATCAAAATTATTTCTAATCAATTCGGCGCGACTTGTAATCTCTTTATCTTCCATAATACTATCAAAGAATTTAGTAGCATCTGGATATACATTATTCAAAAGATAAGAATAAGAATAACTATGAATACCTTCAAATTGTGCCCAAGTATTCATGCAAATTTCAAGTTCTGGATTACTGACGTAATCTTTCAAGGAGTGAATACTACGAGAAAGCATACTATCTCCAAGAGTTTGGAATCTTAAATTACTATCAAATACAAATCTTTCTGTGTCAGTTAAATTCTTATAGTCACTTCTGTCTTTTCCTAATGCTATTTCATGAGGCCACCAGAAGTTTTCGTTTTGCTTTTTAAATAATTCAAAGAATATTGGATACTTAAAACGATCATATCTTTGAAGGTTGAGGTCTTCACCAAGAAACAATGGTTGCTTGGTGGTATCTACATTTTTAAAATTTAATACTGTTTTCATGGACTATAGTTTACACGCACCACTTGAACAATCTCTATCTTCTTTTTGATTCAAAGACTGCTCTTTATCTCCATCATCTGTATTATTATAATAGAGACTAATTAATCCAAGGCTATAAGCATAAATAAGTTCTTTCATAACCTTTGCGTCTGGAAGAATATTGTTTTCATAATGACTATAGTTGTAGTATACATTAGTTGATATAGCCATGTCAATATATTTTTGGATTACTGCATTAATTTTAAGTAATCCAGTATTATCTTTTAGATCATAGGCTAATTCATAATTCTCGTGATATTTTCCAATTCCTGGAACCATAACTGGAAGTTTACCCATTTTGCTAGTTTTATATGTTATAAGACTACGAATAGGTTCGACTCCATTTGTTGAGCATTGAATTACAGAACTGCTCTCGCATGGCATACAAGAAGATAATGTAGAATGTCTCAAGCCAAATTCTTTGATATCTTTTCTTAGTTTATCCCAATCAAGAGATAATTTTCTTTTAACCAATTCGTCTACTTTGTCTTTGTATGTATCAATAGGTAATATATCTTTAGCGTATTTAGTTCTATCAAATTTTTCGCATTTGCCTTTTTCTTTAGCTAATTCTACACTACTCTCTAATAAGTAGTATTGGAAATGCTCCATCCATTCATCAACTACAGATAGTGATTTGTCTGAACTATATTTTAATTCATTTTTCGCCAAAAAAGCCGCGAGATTTGTAATTCCAACTCCAAGGCTTCTTCTTTTTTTAGCAAAATTTTCAGCAGCAATATTAAAATAATCTTGAAGCTCAATGATTTCGTCTAGAAATCTTACGATAAGATCGCAGGTCTTTTCAAGATCTTGCCAGTTTTTTATTTCTAGCATGTTTACCGCTGAAAGAATACACATTCCGATTTCGCCCTCTTTATCGTGATAATCATTTAATGGAATAGTAGGATGAATAACTTCTGTGCAAAGATTACTCATTGTGACTTTATCTAACCATGCTCCGTGATTGTTTGCATGATCTACATTTAGAATATAAATTCTACCAGTTTCAACTCTTTCTTTAATAATAAGAGAGAATAATTTGCGAGCAGACATTTTCTTTTTTAATTTTAATTTTTTAGATTCACATTCTTTATATACTTTATCGAAATCTTTTGTTCCCCATGCCTCATAAAGCTCTGGAACTTCTGCATTATTAAATAGAGTAATATCTTCATCTTTTAATATTCTATCATAAAATAACTTGCTCATACCAACTGTATAGTCAAGTTTGCGAACTCTATTGTCATCTGTTCCTGCATTATTTTTCAATACAACAATATCTTCAATTTCATAATGCCACCATTGAATATTGCAGGTTGCACTACCACCTCTCAATCCATTTTGTTGCCATGCCTTTACGCTACTTTCATAGATTTTTAAAAATGGAATTAAACCAGTATGAACAACTTCTCCATTCTTAATAGAAGATCCAATAGCTCTAATTTTGCTTACATCAATTCCGATTCCACATCTATTAGCAGTAGCCATACTAACTGCAGTAGCACTAGCAGTAATGCTATCTTTTGTATCATCTACTCCAATTAAGCAACAACTAGCGTAATTTCTGCTAGATGTTCTAACTCCTGCCATTACTGGTGTTGGAAGATTAATTTTATGCTTACTAATAGCATCGTAAAATTTTCTAACATAAGAAAGTCTTGTTTCTGCTGGATATTTTGCAAAAGCATAAGTTGATATCAAGATATAAGCGAATTGTGGGGTTTCGTGAATTTCTCCAGTAGTTCTATTCTTAATTAAATATTTATCACAAAGCTGTTTGATTCCAGCGTAAGTAAAAATAAAATCTCTATCGTGATCAATAAATTCCCCAATTTTATTTATCTCATCTTCTGAGTAATGATTTAAAATGCTTGAGTCATAAACTTTATTTTTAATATTTTGATTTAAAAATTCCGATAATCTAGGAGCATGCTTACCTTTCCAAACATCTTTTCTGAGCTGGTAATTCAATAACCTTGCTGCAACATATTGATAATTTGGTTTTTCAGTTGAAATTAAATTTGCCGCACTTTCAATTAAAAGATTATGAATTTCTTTTGTGTTGATTCCGTCGTGAATATTAATCTTAGCATTAATTTCAATATCTGTTAAACTAACTCCACTATAACCATCAATCGCCCAGTTGATTACTTTATTTATTTTTTCTATATTAAACTTTTCAGTCGAGCCATTTCTTTTTTTAACGTTTGTATTCTTATTCATAATGTAACTAGTACAAAAACTATATTACATCTTTTTTTAAATTAAAGAAAGAAAATTTTAATAAGTTATAAACAATTTGTTTTTAGTCGTCTTTAGGGTGTACGCGACCTTTTCTTTTTTTGCTCCAATCACTCTTATACTTCTTTTTTACTGGGTCTTGCCCACCATAAACTTTCTTTCTTTTCTCTGAAAGCTCTGCGCTTTGGTCCCAAAGATCTCCAATTGTACCTTTACGATTTTTTGTAAATTCTGAAAATTGCTTTTCTGAAGTTTCTGCTTTTAATGTTCCATGGGTATTAACTTCTGGAGCGGTAAAAACTCGATTCCATTGCAATCCATTTTTATCTATATAAGTATGTTCGTCATGTACCGATTGAACAATGTCTATTGTTTGTTTTGTTTTAGGATTAATGTATGTATATAGTGGCATTATTTTAAATGACTTAGTACATTTTCAATAAATTTTTCAGAAGTAAATTCTTGTTGAAGTTTAAGTCCTTCTTTATTTAATTTATCGCTTTCTACTTTTTTGATTGCTAATTCGCAACCATTAATGAATTCTTCTTCACTGAAGTCATAAATATTGCCTTGATTATATGGTGCGCCTTTATTAAAGAACATTCCATCATAAGCTTCAATTTTAGAGTTAGGTTGTACTAGTACGCTATTATTTTCATTTGCCCAAGATTTATATCCATGAGCATTCATTATTACTGCATGTTTACCCATAGCTACTGAATGAAATTCTGGTAGCCCCCATCCCTCTGCGCCACTCATTCCTAGTACAATATTACCACTATTTAAGAAATCGTTATAGATTTTATTCTGTCCCATAAATGGTAAGAAATTAATATTAAAATAAGTTTTACCTTCTAAAGCTTGAGAGATAAGATTATTTTGATCTTCTGGCTTCATAAATGGATTAAAGATGCAACATTGTAGTGCATACTTTTTATTATTACCAAATTTTTTAGCCCAAAGTTTAATTAGCTTTAGGTGATGCTTTCTCTTTTCAAGTTTTCCAACTAAATTAAAAACAATTCTATCATCAACGAAATAAGACTTATCTATTCTATTGAAATTATACTTATCAAATGCCAATGGAGTATATTCAACATTCTTGCATCCAAGGTTCTTAAATATTTCTACTGTCTCTTTTGACGAGAAAAGTACTTTATGATTATTTTTTACAGTATTTAATTCTACTTTTGTTGGTTGATCTAATTCATAAAAGCTAAGCAGAACTTGTTCGTTAGAGTAACTTTCAAATGAACCATTAAGGTGCCATAATTTAAATATTTTATTATTTCGATTAAATGTTTCTAGAGATGAATTAATTGACTGCTGTAGCCAATTTCCAAATTCTTGAGTTAAATCGGATTGAGTCGATAGATCAACGTTGCCAATAGGTAAAATACCTACATTAAACTTAGAAATACAAAGCTCTCTAAGAATTAATGTAGATATCTGACCAAAACTTACTGAATTTATTGGTAAGTTAAACGCTAAACTCATAGGATGTCATCTTCATCCTCTTCAACTACTGGTTGAGCTTTCTTGGCTGGGGCACTTTTAGTTACTGATCCAGAAGCCGTAGGCTTGTTTTGATTGTCTAGAGGCTTAGACACATATAGTCTGTAATCTGGAGCTTTTTCATTTGTCTTTTTGCTATTAGCAAAAACTACGACATCAATTCTTTGACCATCGTGGTCATTAATATAACCAGATAGAAATGACATTCCTGCTTTGCTTTTCTTCTTCCAAAGTGCACCTAGCTCATTTTGGTTCTTGTTTGTGTTTTGATTTGTATTATTCATTTTTATATTGTACTTTCTTTATTATATTTTGTCAAAAGAATTTTTACTTTGAACTTTAGTTTTTAATAATTTAATAGCTTTATTATGAATATTAATTGCAGTTTGCGTGCTTATCTTTAATTTTTTAGCTATTTTATTCCAAGGAGTCTTTTTGTTTGTACCATTCATGTATCTCATTTTAAATATTTTCTCTACTCTTTTATCAGCGCAAGATTCAATAATATTCATAATGTACTCATTAATATTTTTATATTCTTTTTGAATTGGAGTATGTTTCTCAATAAGATAATTCAATTTATCTGTTTCTAGTGTTAAGTAATGGCTATTTTCATTCATGCAATTTAAACATTGATATCTCACTTGATTATATAACCAAGTTGAAAATTTAGAGTTTTTATTCTCATCAAAGCTCAAGGCTGATTTATATACTATATACTCCTTTTGATCTATAACATCTTGAAGATGCACTCCAGATGCAATCATAGGGCTAGAGTATTTTTTATATAAAGAATTACAAAGAGCAGAGTGTTTTTCGATTAAAGTTTTTAATGCTTCTTCGTCATTCTTTTCTTTTATATTCTTTACCAAAGTAATGTCATCTATTATATTCATATTATTTTTTATTCTGTAAATATTTTTCGTAAACATTTTTTAATTGTTTTTGCATTAACTCATACAAGAAGTTAGCATCTTGACAAGTTTCCCAAGCTATACTTATATCAGATACAGCTTTGAGTTTATTGTCATTAGATTTTTCTTCTATATTAGCTGGAGGGACAAAAGAGCCATCGTCCAGCTTTCTTGAAATATGCACTAAAATACCATTATGTGATTTTATCCAAGAGTATTCGTCATCTTTATATTCTATATATCTTACATCTGTTACAATTGGCACAATATTTCTATCAATTAATTTGTTTACTTCTGGTTGAATTGTAGAAGTCCAATACTTTCCTTCTGTTTGAATTCTTCTACATTTTCCGTAAGCAACCATAAGTGGTCGCACTATTTCTTTGTTTTCTGGTGTGCAGTTTAATAAATCTATTTTGAATTTATCTTTAGTAAAATCATATAATTCATTTTTTAATGCATCAGCAAAAGCTAGTCTTTGAGATTTGATACCCTTTTCTTTCAAATATCTTTTTAAGATAGAATAAAAAGTATCTTTTCCAGACCGAGCTACTCCAGTTAATCCAATCATTTGTTATTCTCCATAAGATATATCTCCAGTTCCGTCGTATCTTGGATAATCTTGCCCAGTACGAATTTGTTGAGTTCGGACTTGAGTTTGTATATTTTCTTTTAAAGCTTTAGTATTAATGCTTGGATCGATATTTTTTGCCTCAAATGGTTGAGCAAATATTGTCCCACGAGATTGATTAGTAGATTTATAATCAGTTTTATATGTTCTGTATATTTTATTATTAACTATATAATACTCTGGAAATGGTTTAGAAAATATAGTACCATGAGATTGGTTAGTTCCGTTTCCACTGCCAGTTTTATAAGTCTGATATACTTCTATTCCTCTAGCGGTTTTAACATAATTATATTCTTGAAATGGTTTATTAAAAATTGTACCATCAGATTGATTAGTTCCGCCACCTGTAGTTTTGTATGTTTCGTATACGGCTCCAGATTGGGCGAATGCTAAATTACCTATAAATGATAATAGTATTATATATTTCATATTTTAATTAACTCTATATTGTAGAATTTAAATATCTCTTTTGCAATAGAATCCTTTTCATATTCTTCTGAGTATACCACACTTTTAACTCCATATGCAACAATATTAGTAGCGCAATTTGAACAAGGTAATAAAGTCGAAGCTAGTAAATGTGGTTTATCTCCTCTTTTAACCAAAGATAAAGCGTTGATTTCAGCATGGATCATATATTTTCTTCTGTTATCTCTATCGCTAAAGAAGTCTTCATTAATATTAAACTTTGGCAATAAACCATTATAACCTACAGATAATACCCTACCATCCTTATTCAAGATGCATACTCCAACTTTTTTATATGGATCTTCTGATCTATTTGACCATATCGTAGCTGTTTCAATCGCAGCTTCTATAAATGATATTCTATTATTCATTTTGAAAAAAATGCCACTTTATGGCTATTCCAATTCCTATAGCTATGCATATAATTGTTTGTAGCATAAGATGATATCTTAAATGTTTTTTATTTTTAAGTCAATTATTTTCTTGATTGTTTATAAAGAATAGTTTAATATAAATAAATGCAAAAACAAGAATTTAAAGAAGCTTTAAGTTACGATGATATTTCGTTACTGCCAAATTTTTCAGACATCACTTCTAGAAAAGAAGTAGATACCACTACCAAGATATCAAGAAATTGCAATATAAAAATTCCAATTATCCTTTCTCCAATGGACACGGTATCTTCTGTTAAGTCGTGTATCAAGATGAATAAACTTGGTGCTGCTGGAGTTTTGCACAGATTCATGTCTGTTGATGATCAAAGATCTAAAGCTAAACTTATTAAAGATGCAAGTGATTTTTGCATTACTGCTATTGGTCTAAAAGACGCAGAAGAAAGAATTAGAGCTACCAGTACATTTACTAATGTTTATTTTTTGGATACTGCTAATGGTTTAGCTAAAAATGTTGAAGATTTTCTTAGATGGTATAAGACGGCTGGATTTTCCCAAGATGTTATAGTAGGTAATACATTAACAAAAGAAAGTGTTTATAGGCTTGCTAATCTTAAAGCCGATGGTTTTAGGCATTTGATTGGTCCAGGTTCTATGTGCTTAACCCAAGTTAAAACTGGAATTGGATGTCCAAGTTTAACTGGAAATTATTACGCTTGGAAAGCTGTAAGAAATTGGGAACTTTCTCAAATTGATTTATTTAAACAAGATAAACCTAATCCTTCTCATAGACCAAGTATTCTTGCTGATGGTGGAATTAGATATCCAAAAGATTTAGTTAAAGCTATTGCTAGTGGATGTGATGCTGTTATTTGTGGTAGAATTTTTGCTGGACTATTTGATGTTGTTGATGATGAAAATATCATTGAAATAGATGGTAAGAGATTCGCTAAATATAGAGGCATGGCAAGTCAAGATGTTGTTGAAGATTATGATCTATACGATGGAACTAAAAAGAATCTATTCGTAGAAGGAGATAATACTTTAATTCCAATTATTGAAAATAAAACTATAGAAGATATTGTTTATGATTTTACTAATGGTTTAAGAAGTTCTATGAGTTATCTTGGATTTAGAAATGTAGAAGATATGCGTGGTGGTCTATGGAATAATACTATACAAGCTGTTAGAAATAGCCCAAATAGCATGTATGAGGGATTTGCTCATGGAAAATAATTGATTTAAATTAACAAAGGCATTATAATATTAAAATGAATAAAGAAAATATAGATAAATTAACCTCAATTGAATATGCTAGGGCTACGGAATTTAGTCCAATAGTAAGAATATATCCGAAAGTACCAAGAAATACTATTTGTCAATCTACTGGTAAAAAATTCAAACATTGTTGTGGTAAGTTAAATCAAGATTTTTGTGAAAAAGCTAAAGACTCTCTAAAAGAGCATCTTATGAAAATGGTAAATGAAAAAGAAAATCAAAACAAAGAAACAGAAACCAGCTAAATATTACGCTGTTTATAGTAAAAGCGATAACTTTCTTCATGGGGTATTTCCTCCGTCTAAAGAAGGATTAATTAAAGCCAAAGCTCATATGCTTAAGATAGATCCTTCTAATAAAAATTATAAAATCAAAAAATATTAATCCCCAATATTTGGATCTGCTAGATCTGGATTGTGTTTAGCTTTGGTTCCTCGCTTGAAATTCTTATGCAGGTTTTCATATAATACTTTAAATGTATCCAATGGTTTTTCTATAATATTTTGAACTACCTGTTCTGGTTTTGAGATTTCTTGATTTTCTGTTTTTTTGATCATTGAGTTATAGGCTATAACTAAACATACAGCTAGTGGATCGAAAACGATAACTATTAATATGATAAATATTCTTACAGCAGTTTCTATTTTTAATCCAAATGCATCTGCTACAAATTTAAATGTGCCAATTTCACCTTTACTGTTATCACTTTCAAGCTTCATTATTTCTTGGTTATTTTCTAAACTTTGTTTTTCTAGATTTTGAAGATTAGAAGTTACTGTAGATATTTGAGAGAATAAGCTATTAATATTACTTTGAGATCCTTCAACTATTTTATTTTTACTTTCCACTAACTTAATGTCTGTTACTTTTTCTGTTTTAGCAGAGCTAAAAAATCCACCACCAGTAGTTTTTGTTGTGGTTACATCTTGTTTCACAGCGTTATCTAAAGATGCTTGATATGTCTTTTGTAAGTCTATAAGATCTTTTAATTTATTTTTATTAAAATCTATTTGAGAAATATAGAAGTTTTGTCGAGATTTTAAACTTTCAATCTTATTTAAATTTAAAGAATATTGAGAAAAATTACGTTGAAAAGCATCTGAAAGAAAACCAAAAATACCAAGACTTGTTATGCACATTAGTAATATAGTTGCAGATAACATATATTTTTTAAGCAAATCATGTATTGATGACCAATACCTATAAAGATAACTTGCGCTAACTAATTTAGCTACCTCTAAGCTTCCAGCCATTATGCCAACGCTCCAAAAACTAGCCGCGAATAAAAGAGCTATTCCTTTAACTGAAAAAAATGCAGCGCAAGAAGCTAATAAAAAAGCTGATAATCCAAGTATATATTTAAACATATTAATAATTTACACTTGTATTTCTTATATATTTATTATATAATATTTTATTAAATGATAAATTCAGTAGATATTATCTTTGGATTAGCTTGGGGAGACGAAGGAAAAGGAAAAATAAGTAATGCTATTAGTAAGAATTATGATATTGTTTGCCGTTGGAATGGTGGTCCCAATGCAGGTCATACAGTTTATATCAATGATAAAAAATATAAAACTCATATTATTCCTTGCGGAGTTTTTCAAAATAAACTTAGTATTATTGGTCCAAATTGCGTTATTAACATTGATAAATTTTTTGATGAAATAGATTATCTTAAAAGCGGAGGATTTAATTCATCATTAATCAAAGTAAGTCCAAAAGCTCATATTATTACTGAAAAACATATTCAATATGATCTGAAATTTTTAAAATCAAAACTTGGTACAACTGGTCAAGGTATTGCTCCATGTTATGCAGATAAAGCATTAAGGGTTGGCAAACTTGCTAAAGACTATTTAGATAAAGAATATCTTTGGGATGGAGAGCTTTATGGAAACGTACTATGCGAAGGTGCTCAAAGTTTTTGGTTAGATTTAAATTATGGAGATTATCCATATGTCACAAGTAGCGAAACTCTTCCTTATTCTGCTTGCTCTTTAGGATTTTCACCTAAAAAAATTAAAGATATTATTGGGGTGGCAAAAATTTATGACACTAAAAGTGGGGTAGATCCGTTTTTTCCAGAAACTCTTTGGCAAGATGATGAATTAAATATGCTTATAGAAATTGGTCAAGAATTTGGTTCTACAACTGGTAGAAAAAGAATAGTTAATTGGCTGAATTTAAATAAACTAATTGATGCAGTTAGGATTTCTGGCGTAACAAAACTTATTATTAATAAATGTGATATTCTAGATAAAATTCATACTTACAAGTTATATCAAAATAATAATTTACACAAATTTAACACACTACAAGCTATGCAATGTTTTATAAAATCCTATATAATTCATAATACAAACGACTATGTAGAAGTAATTTTCTCTGGAAATAAAGAGAACATTTAATAGATTTTACTTAATTTAAAGTAATATACTAATTAGATACATAGCACTATAATATAGTGTAAATATATGTGTGAATTTAGATATTACAGTATTATTTAATTTAATATTGGGCGCTCTATCCTTTTTGGGTGGATGGTTGTTTACTAGAGTATTCTCTCTTTTTGACAAACAAGAAAATCTTATGAAAGAAATTAACGATAAGACTTTCCATGATTTCATAGCTTTAAGAAAAGAAATGGAAGCAGATAGTAGAAAACATCAACAAGAAATATCAGATTTAGCATTAAAAATCAGCACAACTTATGTTACTAAAGAATCTTTTGATGATTACTTTGACAGAATAGAAACTAAACTAGATCGTAATTTTGATATAATACAGAATCATTTAATGAAGAAATAGTTCTTTTCTTTATTTATAACTTTTCTTTGATATCCAAAAGGGCTTTACCTCCAGATTTATTATATCTAAAGTTAAGTATTATCAATCCAACTTTTCTTTTGACTCCAAATTTTACCGCGATTTCAGCAGTAAACGGGCCATCGCACTTATGGATCAGAGGTAGCTTCGATCACTACATTCTGCGATGCCTATAGCTACATTTCCTTCTTTAGCCATATAATGTACAAATGAAGGTTTTAATAGTTGTCAGCCCTTATGACATTGCTATCTCAGGGATTGATAGTTGATTTTTTGACATCAACAAACTGCTCTAATTGGGAACTATGTACTTATATAATATTTTAATTTTAAACCTTTGTCAAATTTTATTTATAATACATGTAAATGAAGATTATAAAAAATAAAGCTAGATGGACAGTTTACTCATATAAATGCGTAAAGCATTACAATATCTCTAATGAGAATATTTATGATCGACCAAGTGAATATCCATGTATTGCCATACCTCAATTAATTTCAGATATTAATGGATCAAGAATCAAATTTAATTTTGTTTATAAAAAAGATTGCCAAAGATTATTAAAAGCTTTATAATGTGTAAGATTAGTTAGTTCTTTAACATTGGGCGCGTACTGGTTTCGATTTTAGAGATTACAATTAAAATGCAAGTGGAGGTTGAACCGAGGACTCCTTAAAAAGTTTCACTTATATTAACTGCCAAAACAGCAAAATATAAAGGTCATATCTCCGCAAGAGCTTCTCTTGTTGAGTTGACTGTTTCTGTAGCTTAAGTTCTACAGCGTGACTACCTTGACACATCTATTGGATAGTTGCGTAATTAGATGTCTTATTATTTATAGTTTGTTTATTCTATTGATATTAAGTATTAAAAATAAGATCGCCAAAGTATGTTGTTGCTTATCAATACAAGGCTAAAATAAAAGCGACTAAACTTGTAGGATTTTAATTTAAATTTTTAAAAGACAAAGGTTCAACTCCTTTCGCGTCCAAGTTACTTTTTATTAAATTTCGTGTAATATTTGATATGACGATTCCTATTAATTATAATTTTGCTGCGCCATTACCACCACAACTTGAGAATGCATACGATGGAATAGACAACTCAATCCTAACAAATGGACTAGAATATCCAGTTGGATATTATAGAAGAGGCTATACCGATGCAGACCCCACATATAATTATGTAGATATTACTAATGTTGAAAATGGAGATCAAGTAGCAACACTTTCATTTACAGTCTTAAACGCAACTGACTTAACAAATTATAAATTTGCTGCATACGTTGATGGAATATATTATGGAGCATATAGAGCATATCAAGAAGCAGGATGGATAGCAGCTGGTTTTGGAAAAATCGTAATTGGAGGACTAGTAAATAATGAAGATCATCAAATTCAATTACAAGCCCTATATGTAACATATAATTTAAATGGAACTTTAAATAATGCTACGCGCGGATTAATTAGTAACCAAGTAATGGCTAGTCCAACTCCCAATCTTGCTAATCATACACATCAAAGACAATTATCTGAATTTGAAAATGGAAATATTATTAGTTTATCTGTAGGATCATTCACCGATTCAAATTTTAATTATTCATCACAATATAATTACGGCGGTAATTCATATGATCCAATACCATTCAATCCAAACGTATCTATCGGAGCATTCAATGCAAAGATATATATAGACACTAGACTAATAGATAGTGCAATAGATGGCACAAATGGTTGGTTTGTAGACTATAGTTTTACAGATATAGATGTAAAAGTACTTAGTCCATATAATATTCTTTTGGGTACAGATGGAAACAGAGGAATAGCATCAGCTTTTAACGCAGCAAGAGATAGCCTTGGAAAGAATAATCCAAACATGGATATTGGACAAGAAAGAATAATAGAGTATCATCTAAGAAGACAATATGTAAAAGCTGAACCTTTTCTTAATAAGAAAATAAAAAAAATGTTAATGGAAAATCAAAATGTTTTAATGAGATCTCTTCCAACTTATAGAAGTTTTTTAAATTTATTAACTTTAGCTACAAGAGATGTGAAGGTTACTCCTAAAATTCTTAAAATTTCATATATAGGATCAATTTTTGTAAATCCTAAAATTATTGCGGCTCATCACTCATCTGCTACGGCATTTGGCTATACCTTAAAAAACAGTAGAGGAAAGAACTTAAAACAAGGGCAAAATAATTTAGCAATATCTATAAATTATCCACAAAATTTCTCTTGTTTTTCTTATTTGCCTTTATATAGCGTAAGAACTCCAGAAGATGTGCTCGGAAATCCAAATATGACAGATACAAATCCATAATTTTATGAATGATAATTTTATTAAAGAATTAATTGATTCAGTTTGGGAAAAAAATTTAGAACAATATTTAGTTGGTCAACAAAGTGGATATCCATACTGTCCTGGAGGAATTCCAGAATTTTGTGCCAAAAAAGTCATACAAGATCCTGGTCATCCTAACGATACAGCTAGCGATGCAAAAAGAAGAAGTGATATTTTAAAAGATCCAGGCATAAGCGAAAAGACAAGAGAACGAGAATTAAGAAATTTAGATAGAGAAATAGAATTAAGAAATAACCCACCAGAACCTGGATGGGGTGTCCTCGCGACAGAAGAGATGAGGGCAAAAGAGACTTTTGAGAGAATGCTAAACAATGAAAGAATGCCATCCCCAGGCGACGGACCAAATCCACTTGGATATAAATCAATTCAAGATGGAGATCCAGTTCTTGCAAATATTCCTGGGGCTACCCCAAATACAGTTGGTCCAGAAGGAACTCCAGCTGGATTAGTACTGAAACTTAACGATTCAAGTGGAAAATTACAAGCTTATGGCGAAGGTTATTATAGTCCAAGAGATGCAATAAAACAGAGTTTAGAAGGGGTAGTGCCACAAGCTCGATTGCTTATAAACGGAAATCCTAAACCACAAAGTGTTAATGCTCCAGAAGGATCGAAACTCAATCCAAATACACAAACAGCTGCTCAAGGGGCAACAGGTGCGACTTCTGCGGCAGCAGGACAAGCTCAATTAAATTCTGGCAGACCAATATCAACTACTGGTCAAACTCAAACTACAGCAGGCGGTGGTTCAGTTGGAGGAAGACTTCCTCTTATTCCAAGGCCGAATAGATAATAAATATTAGATTTTAAATTTTTCTATTTTATAATATTTTATTGAATATACTTTGGCCAGATATACATAAAAATCTTACTAAAAATATAGCTAAAGCTTTTGATAAGTTAGGTCATACATTAATACTTCCAAGTTCAGATTATATACCAACAAATTTACCACCAAAACAATTTAATCAATGGGCATGGAGCATAAGGTGGACCCAAGAAAAAGTAGATCAAGAATTCGCAACAAAAAATGTTAAAGTCTTAAATAAAGAACAAATATTAGATCTCAAACCAGAAGTTATTTTTATACCATCCTTTGAAAGTCAATTTGAAATTCTCAACGAGATATGGCCACATCTTAAAGATAAAAGTAAATTAGCTTGCTATAGTGGGAATGATTACTGGGATGGAGCTTATCCATTTTATATTATTAAAAATTATCTTTGCGCCGATTATATTGGATATATCTTAGCAAATAAATACAAAGTAAATCATTTGTATTATAAGCCTTGGATAGATTATGACAGATGCACTTTCGATGGACCAACAGATGGAAATATAGTTGGAATTTATATTTCAGAATATGAAAAGAATTTTAATCAAGAATATAATATGAGCAAAGCTTTACAGCAAATTACTCCATATATAGATTATCATTATCATACAGATAGTTCTCAAGAAGAATTAACCAAAAGTCTAAAATCAAGTATTGCAACTCAGCATATTAAACACCTTGAAGGATATGGAATAGCAGTAATTGAAAGCATGGCATGCGGCAAACCAGTATTTATGCATCGCAAAATGGCTCAAAATAAAAGCCTAATGAATTGGAGCATTGAAAATGTAACAGCTTTATTTTTTGAAAGTGAATATGAATATATAGCAAAATTAAAAGCATTATACGATAGCAAAGAATATAGACATTTTCTTCAATATACAACAGCTAATGTTATAAGACAAATTATTGATAATAATAAAGAAACTGAAAAGCTTGGACATTTTCTTAATAATTTAGTATAATTTATTAAATTGTGAAAATTTGGCTTTGCGGCATTACTCAAAACGAGAAGCAGAATATTGACGATATGACAAAAGATATATATCAATATTTTGATGGTTTAATTTTTGTAGATGGCGGATCAACAGATGGCACACTAGAAGTATTAAATGCAAGAAAAGGTCAGGGAAAGATTATAAACCGAGAATGGTCAAATGATCACGATCTTCAAATGAATGGCTTTTTAAGAGCAAATGTAATGCAAAGTGGCGATTGGTTTATTATTCGAGATAGCTGTGAAAGATTAGATTTAGACTGGGTAAAGAATTTACGTAATTTTATAGAAAATTTTCTAGAAAAGAATAAAATAAATAGTTGCGTAGATAGACAAAAAGCTTTTCTTGTTAAATATTTTGATGATATGATATTCCAAGGAAGTCCTCACTGGGGGCTTCAAGGAATGAGACCTGGATATATGGATCTTTATGAATATTATGCGAAAAATCAAAAGATGTTTGGATGGGAAGAAAGACCATCTCAAAGAAAGCATTATATTGATAGTGATATGAAATACTACTTTATTTACGGAAGATCAAATCATTGTGTGCTTCATTATTATGATAATGGCAAAACTCCAGAAAAATACCAACAACAAGAAAATATAAGACAAGCGTTTAGATCTCTATGTCAAGATTTAGCAATAAAATTCAATCTAGATTCATTAAAAGAATATTGGCGAAATAATATGATTGATGAAACTATGAAATTTTTTATCAATAATGAAAGAATAATCAGAAGATTTTATAGACTAAATATTTTAAATCATTCATTAGAACAAATTGACTCATCAGAAGAATGGAGACTAGAATGAGAGTAGTCGATTGCTTCATGTTTTTTAATGAAAAAGACGTTGCATATTTAAGAATAAATGAATTATATGATTCCGTGGACCACTTTGTAGTTAACGAATTATCTACAAGCCATAAAGGAATTAAAAGAAAAAGTATATTTTGGGAAGATGAGAGATTAGAAAAATTCAAAGATAAGATAAAATATAAATTCATTGATATTGATCATAGATACGATTTATTATTTAACACGTATTTTAAAGATTCTTCACATTTTGTTGGAAGCTGGGCCGAGCACGAGCAAAGATTAAGGCTAATGGATCAAATAGAAGAATTAAATTTATCCGATGAAGACATCATTCTTTTCTCTGATTGCGATGAGATACCAAATAAAAATGTATTTAATCAATTAAAAGATTACGAAGCCGTAGCTTTAAACCAAATGTTCTTTGTTCATTATATTAACATCTATACCAATAAAAACATAACAGGAACCATTAGCGTAAAGTATAAAAAAATAAAACAAATAAATAATAATACTCAAAATTTAGGGCTACAAGTCTTAAGAAGACACAAAGATTATATGATTAGGATAGAGAATGGAGGTTGGCATTACTCTTATATGGGTGGAGCAAAAACAATGAGCGAAAAGGTCGTATCCATATACGAAGGTAATCCAGATTCATACCTTAAGGAAGAAGACCAATCCAAAGAATTTATTAATAATACAATAAGAGACCTTAAAAGCCCCTTTTCATCAGAGCCAATAAAAATACTTGACTTTAATAATAAAGAATTGTTTATAGACTTTGTAACCGCTAAATCAGGCAATTGGATTAGAAATGCAAATAAATGTCAAATATATCCAGATATCTTAGAAAAAGAAAAAGAAAAACATAAAATACTCATATATGAATAATCCATTTGATTTTTTTGATAGAATATATTGCATTAATCTTCCAGAAAGAACAGATAAGTGGCAGCAATGTCTAGAAGAATTTAGTAGATTAAATATACAAGATAAAGTAATAAAATTTGATGCAATCAAATTTACTGGCGAATTGCCTCCTCAATATAGATGGTTTAATATTAGAGCACTTGGATGTACAGCTTCTCATAGGCAAATTATAAAATTATGTAATCAAGATAATGTAAAAAATGTATTAGTCTTAGAGGATGATGTAGAATTTCATAATGACCCAATAAAGAATTTATCATTATCAGTAGGCGAATTAAAAGACAATGCATGGGATATATTTTATCTTGGAATGAGCCCAACAAATGAAAAGCATGAAAAACCTTTAGAAAGAGTAAGTGAAAACTTATTAAAAGTAAATTGCGCTCTAACAACACATGCAATAGCATATAACAATTCATCTTTTAAAATTCTGCTAGATACAATACCAGATGGACAAGAAATAATACCATGGCAAATGAAAAATGAATCATATGATGGATTTTTAATGAGAAACTTTCTAAGTAAAAACAAGGCTTTTTGTACAAACGAATACTTAGCGTCTCAAAGAGACAGTTTTTCAGATATTAATCTAGGTCATGCATCGCATGGCAAAGATATAATGAAAAATTTTTATAAATTTAAACCAGAATGATAACTTTCTCCAAGTTAGGTAGATATGGAGCAATCGGTAATCAACTTTTTCAATATGCGACTTTATACGCTATAGCAAAAAAAAATAATTATACAGTAAAAATACCATACAATGTAAAGGAGTATTTCCTGGTGGAAGCAAATAGAACATTTTTTTATTTTAAAAATGCTTTTAAAAATATTTTAGCGGAAGAATTAACCAAAGAAGATGAGAAAAATATTTTACATAATGTAAGTTGGATTAAATCATATTTTAATCCAAATATATTTAATATACCAGATTTTTCAAATTTAGAAGGATATTTTCAATCTTATAAATATTTTAATGATATAGAGAAGGATATTAAAGATCAATTTATTTTTAACGACGAAATATTAAAAAATATTTATTCTAAATATTCTTTAAATTTTGAAGATTTTTGTGCGATTCATTTAAGGTGTGGAGATTACATAGGAAAAGAAAATCATCATCCAATTATGGATAAAAACTATTATCAAAAAGCAATTAGTATTATTAATGATAAAAAATATTTAATTTTTTCTGATAGCACAGATAAAGCAAAAGAAGTTTTTTCTTCACTTAATGGTCTAGATATTATTTATATCGAAGACAATCATCCATTCGAAGATCTTTGTATGATGTCTCTCTGCTCAGATAATATTATTGCTAATAGCACTTTTAGCTGGTGGGCAGCATGGCTAAATAAAAATAACAATAAAAAAATTATAGCTCCATCAAATTGGCTTGGTCCAGCTTACGCAAACACTTGGAATATAGAAGATATTATACCTAAAAACTGGATCATCATATGATAAACTTAAAAAATTCAACATTCATAATACCACTTAGGATAGATTCAAAAAGCAGAGAAGAGAATTTAAATATAACAATTAATTATTTACTTAATAATTTTGATACTAATATTATTTTATTTGAATCAGATAAAGAAAGCAAAGTTGTAGATTCTATTAAAAACAATACCAATTATATATTTAATTTAGATGAAAACCCTATATTTCATAGAACAAAATTTTTAAATATCATGTTGAATATGGTAAAAACTAAATGCGTTATTAATTATGATATAGATGTTCTTTTGCCTGTAAATTCCTATATTAAAGCTCAAGACTTAATATTAAACGAAGACTTTGATCTAGTATACCCATTTACTTTTGGTAAAATGCAAAATCAAATAAATTTGAATGGTAAGAGTAAATTAAAAAATGATTTCAAATTAGAAGATCTTAAAGATGAGGATTTTTCTCTTATTAATTATGATAGCCAATATGGACATTGCCAATTTTTTAATACACAAATTTATAAAAGACTTGGAGGAGAAAATGAAAATTTTATTTCTTATGGACCAGAAGATAAGGAAAGATATCTTAGATTTAAAAAAATAACAGAAAGAGTATCGTTTTTAGAAAACTCATATGTTTATCATCTTGAGCATGAAAGAAAAATAAATTCTGGAGAAAATCATCAACATCACAACTCAAATATGAATTTATTTAATTACTTAAAAATTCTAGATAAAGAAAATCTTTTAAAGTACTATAATCCTATATGAATACAATTTATTGTAATTTTGCAGATTTAAATTACAGACAACATCAAAATTTTCTGATAGATCACGTTAAAACAAGTAATATGTTTGATGATGCAATAGCATTTACTAAGGAATGGTTGATTACTACTAATTTTTATAAAGAAAATAAAAACATATTAGATCGTCAGAGATTATGCGGATATGCATTATGGAAACCGTATATAATATTAGAAACCCTCAAGGCATCAAAAAATGATGATATCATTGTTTATATGGATTGTGGAGATCGACCATTTAATAATAAAATAAATCAACACGTTAAAGATTATATTCAAAAATATAATGAAAAATATTTTTTAAGCGGACTTAAGAATACTCAAGGAATGTACACCAAGAGAGATACATTCATACTAATGGATTGCGATGAACCTAGATATTGGAAAGATATTCAGCAAGAGGATGGTTTTATAGCTTTAAAGAAAAGTAATTCAAATATTGAATTCGTTGAAGAATGGTTACATTTTTGTAAAAATGAAAAAATTTTAACTGATATTCCAAATGCATGTGGATTACCAAATTTACCAGAATTTATAGATCATAGACATGACCAAAGCGTTATAAGCCTACTTAAAACAAAATATTCAATACCAATGAATGATCATGCCAGAGAATATATTGAAACAAACGTTCTCTACCATAAAGACGGAGAAAGTTATTCTAATGGTACGGCTAGATGGAATGAAATGGGAGAAAAAATATGATAGATTATAGTATAAATGTTACAGTTTTTAATAAAGATTTTTTAATTAATCAAGTTTTATCCTCAATCAAAAATAATACGAAAGGTAATTATGAAGTAGTAGTTGTATTAGATGGATGCACGGATAATAGTGAAAAAAATGTATTAAATTTTTTTAAAGAAAATCAAAATATTTCTCATAAAATATTATATGCGAATAATGTTTTTGAAACAAAAGCTAATAATATTGCAGCAAAAAATAGTTCTGGTAAGTATATTATAATAGTTCAAGACGATATGGTTATAAATGAACCAGATTGGAATACTAGATTGTCAAGGCCAATTGAAAATTTTAATGATGTTTATGCTGTTACAGCAAGGACAGCTTATAATTATATATTAAATTCTAATAGCTCGCATTTAAAATTAAACAAAGAAGAGGATTTGTCTATAGATAACTGTTGGAGCGATATAACAACTTGCGTAGATCAAGCTCAAAGAGAAAATGGCTTAGATAGAAATACTTTTGCAATAAGAAACTCCGTTAATAGAGGCCCACTATTGATTAGACATGATATTCTGCAATCAGTTGGATACCTTAATGAAAATTTTAGCCCGCAAGATCAAGATGATGCAGATTTAAATTATAGAGTATTCAAAAAATTTGGATTATTGTGTGGATGTTATTGGATAGATTATACAAGTGATTTAGGATGGGGAGGAACAAGACCAGACGGATCAAATCCAGCGAGCTGGCTATTGAAAGCTCATCATAAAAACACAAGGATTTTAGCCGAAAATCATATGGATATTTTAACTAATAGAAGAATTATTGAAAATAGGATTTTAAATTAATATAATTATCACAATGAGAGATATTAATAAATTAGAATATGCAATAAATAATATATGTGCAGATCAAAATAAAATTTCACTTATCCAAATTGGAGCTAATGATGGATCTGATAATGCTCAAATGGGTATGGAAGATCCAGTAAGAAATTTTGTAAAAAATAATTATAAAATTTTTGCTATTTTGATAGAGCCACAAAAAATAGAATTTGAAAATCTAAAAAAAACCTATAAAGGATATGAGGATAGAGTTCAATTCTTTAATTTTGCAATTGCAGATAAAAATGGACCAATAAAACTATATAAGAATATTGATGCAAACGGCAATCCTGGACATTCCTCACTTCTTCTTAGACAAGATGAACAGAATTGCAAATTTAGTGAAGAAAGCTATGAAATTGTTGAAGGAATTACAATTTATAAATTTATGCTTAATAAGGATAAAATTATTGACGCATTAATAATTGATGCCGAAGGATATGATATCGAAATTATAAAACAATTTATTCAAGAGAAAATATATCCAAAAATTATTTATTTTGAAAAACCATACCCAAGACCCAATAATGATAGATTAGGATTAATTGAAACTGGAGATATTCCTCTTAATAATATATTAGATAAATTAAAAAATTTAAACTATAATATAGAAATACTTGATGGAAATATTTTATGTACAATAGGAAAAAAAGAAATATGCTAAGTTAATTATGATTTTTTCAGAACTATTCAAAACGGAGTATTATAATAAACTTAAAATTCCTGAACACCCAAATAACCCAATTAGAAATCGCGCGGATAGTTTTTTAAAAATATTCCAATTATTAGAAGAAAAAAAAAATAAAATATTTTATATAGTAGAAACTGGAACTACAAGAAATGATCATGGTCATCTTGCGTTTGGAGATGATGGCGCTTCTACATATATTTTTGATAAATTTATCAATCATTATGATGGGGAAGTCCATTCTGTTGACATAAATCAATTAAATGTTAATTACTGCAAAAGTATTGTTTCTGAAAAAACAAAAGTTTTTTGTTCTGATTCTGTAAAGTTTTTATGGAATCTTCCTAAAGAGAGAAAAATTGATTTTTTATATTTAGATTCTTATGATATTGAAATGAAAAACCCACATCCATCTATGATGCATCATATAAAAGAACTTTGCGCTGTAATAGATAAACTTAAAAAGGGTACTATTATTGCAGTAGATGATCATAACGCTTTTCCAAATATGCCTAATATTAATTTTGGAAAAGGTAATTATATAAAAGAATTTATGAAAGATATTAATGCAAATTTGATTCATGAAGATTATCAAATCGTATGGGTTTTGTAAAAATAAGTTTAGATGTCAGATATTTTTTTAAAAGCTTATCACGGCGGATTAGGGGATAATTTACAGTTCTCCACGCTACCAGAAGAATTTGCCAAGCAACAAGGCAAACAAACTTATATTTTGGAAAGTGCACCATTTAGAAATCAAGAAATATATGATTTAATTTGGGGAAAAAATCCATATATTCTTGGCAGAAAAGAAGGAAATTGGAATGCTGGAGATTTGCCAGAAATTAAAAATGAAAACATATATGATAATTGCATATTAAACTGGGAGTATCATCATGGCTTAAAACCTACAAATAGATATCCCAAAATTTATTACAATCCAAAATTTATATCAAAACACAAAGATACAATATTCGTAGATTTATCATCTATAAGTATAGATTATGACAAATCTCAAATTCAATTAGCTATTAATAACTACAGAAAACAATTTAAAACTAAAAAATTTGTCTCTATTTCATTTAAAAATATTCCAACTAAAGATAAATTTAATAATTATTCAATAGAATTAGATGACAATTTAATTATTGATAATATTTTTGAATACTGTGACGCGATAATATCTGCTTTCGTTTTTATAGCTTTAAGTAGTGGCTCTAGTCATTTAAGTTCAGCCTTAAAAGCTTACAATCCAGATCTAAAAAGCATTTGTCTAATGGATAGAAATTGGTTTGATTTCCATAAAAAAAATGGACGTTTTCTATTTGATAATATACAATATCATATAATATGAGAAAAAAATTCTTAATAACAGGAGTCACAGGATTTGCTGGACCTAATTTAGTTAATCTTCTTCACAAAGAAGGTCATCAAGTTTATTGTTTAATTCGAAGCACAAACGGAAGAGAGAATGACATTAGAGATATAATTAGCGATGAAGTATACAAAGATATAGTTTTCTTGTATTCTGATTTAAAAAATCATAGAACTTTACAAAATATTTTTAAGGAACACCAATTTGATGGAGTTTTTCATTTAGCCGCACAATCTCACCCTCCATCAAGCTTTCTAGATCCATTAGGAACATTTGAAGAAAATATAATGGGAACAGCTAATTTAATACAAGCTATTTCAGATAATCAACCAGAATGTATGTTAATGTTTTGTTCTACATCAGAAGTATATGGCAACATAGGAATTGATGGTAGAAAAATAACATGGAAAGATCAATTAGCTCCATCAAATCCATACGGAGTATCTAAAGCTGCTATAGATATTTATATGCAAGAAAGAATTGAAAACAAGAAGATTAAAGGATTTATAACTAGAGCCTTCTCTCATACTGGCCCACGCAGAGGGAAAAACTTTTCAATTTCTTCTGATGCATTTCAAATAGCAAGAATTATGAAAGGCATGCAGGAACCAGTACTTAAAGTAGGTAATCTAGAAAGCGTAAGAGTTGTTCTTGACGTAAGAGACACAGTTAATGCTTATTATTTAGCTATGATGCATTCAGAAGTTAATGGAAAAATATTTAATGTTTGCGGAGATGAACCATTTAAAATGAGATTTTTTACAGAAAAATTAATAGAAATAAGTGGTATTAAAAATATAAAACAAGAAATCTGTCCTCTATTATATAGACCAATTGATATACATTATCAGCATGGCGATTCATCTAATTTAGTTGAATTAACTAACTGGAAAGCTAATTATAAAATCGAACAAACTCTAGAAGATTTATTAAAATATTGGCTTGATAAAATTAAATAATATTATATAATATTATATTATGAAAAAAGCTATTGTATGCGGTGCAGGTGGATTTATTGGTGGTCATTTAGTAAATAAATTAAAGAGTGAAGGTTTTTGGGTAAGAGGTGTTGACATAAAAAATCCACCATTTTCAAAAACAAAAGCAGATGAATTTTTAGTTGGAGACTTAACCGATCCAAAATTTGCCGATCAAGCGATATGTGAGGATATAGATGAATTATATCAATTAGCTGCAGACATGGGGGGCGCGGGATATATTTTTACTGGAGAAAATGATGCAAATGTAATGCATAATTCAGCTTTAATTAATTTAAATATAGCTCATCAAGCTGTCATTAAAAAAGCCAAATCTGTTTTTTATAGTTCTTCCGCTTGCGCTTATCCAGAGCATAATCAATTAGACCCAAATAATCCAAAATGCTCAGAGGAATCAGCTTACCCAGCAGCACCAGATAGTGAATATGGATGGGAAAAACTTTTTAGTGAAAGATTGTATTTAGCATATAAAAGAAATTATGGATTAAATGTTCATATTGCAAGATATCACAATATTTTTGGACCAGAAGGTACATACAAAGACGGTAAAGAAAAAGCCCCAGCAGCACTTTGTAGAAAAGTTATACAAGCGAAAGATGCTGGAGAAATAGAAATTTGGGGCGACGGAAAACAAACCAGATCATTTTTATACGTAGACGAATGTTTAGAAGGAACAATTAAACTAACTAGATCAAATTTTGAAGGACCTGTAAATATAGGTTCAGAAGAAATGATATCAATAAATGATTTCGCAAATATGATCATTGGTATAAGTGGAAAAAATATAAAAATTAAAAATATTCCTGGACCACTTGGAGTCAGAGGAAGAAATTCTGATAATAAATTAATTAAAGAAAAATTAGGATGGGTTCCATCACAACCATTAAAAATTGGAATAGAAAAAACATTCGAATGGATTAAGAATCAAATAGAAAAATGAACAAAAATATAAAAGATACGTATTATGGCAAAAAAATAGATACTTCAAATATTCTTAATATTGAAGATGCCAGTAAAATAATTAATGGAAGAAAAACAGTAGTCATAACTGGAGTAACTGGTCAAGATGGAAGTCATATGGTGGACTTTTTGCTTAAAAATACAGATTATCTTATTTTTGGCGGAGTGAGAAGATTAAGCGTTTATAATCATGAAAATATTAAGCATATTAAATCTGATAAATTCTATCTGATTAATTTTGATTTAACTGATTCTCATGCAATTTCTAGAACCGTAGAAAAACTTCAACCAGATTATTTTATTAACTTTGCTGCTCAAAGTTTTGTTGCAAGTAGTTGGGATTTTGCTAGACAAACTTGGCAAACCAATTCTACAGCAGTTCTTGATATTTTGGAAGCTATAAGACTTTATAAGCCATCTTGCAGACTTTATCAAGCTGGTTCAAGCGAAGAATTTGGAAATGTTCAATATACTCCTCAAGATGAAAATCATCCACTAAAACCAAGAAGCCCATATGGAGCAAGTAAAGCAGCCTCTAGACAATTAGTTAAAGTATATAGAGAATCTTATAATACTTATGCAATTCAAGGATGGTTATTTAATCATGAAGGAATTAGAAGAGGTGAGGAATTTGTTACTAGAAAAATTACAAAAAATGTAGCAAGAATTTATACTGCAATTAAAAATAATCAAGAATTTAAACCGCTTGAATTAGGAAATATAGATGCGAAAAGAGATTGGAGTGATGCAGAAGATTTTATAGAAGGTGTTTGGATGATGTTAAATCAAGATAAATATAATAGGAATTACGATGGAAATCCGAAAGAATATGTTTTTTCATCAAATGAAACGCATACAATTAAAGAGTTCGCAGAAAAAGCTTTTGCTTACGCTGGAATTAATGGCGAATGGATTGGAGAAAAAGAACATGAAGTATATGTCTCCGAGGATAAAAAGGTATTAATTCAAATTAATCCTAAATTCTATAGACCAGCAGAAGTGGAACTTCTTCTTGGTAATTCGGATAAAGCTAGAAAAGAGTTAAACTGGCAACCAAAAATTTCATTTGACAAATTAATAGAAAAGATGGTAAACTGGGATATTGAAAATCTCAAATCATAAACTTTGTCAATTTGTAGTTAAAAAATTTGTTAAAGGAAATATTAATTGGCCAAGAGAGATTAAAATTGCTCAAAGGCTAGTTAAAAAATTTAATTCTTTTGATTTTTGGGATAATCTTAAAGAGCTAGGGAGCCCACCTCCATCGCTAGCTTGGTTTCTCAAGCCAGAAGGAAAAGCTTTTGTATTGAAAGAATATGAAAGTTTTAATTTAAACTTAAATAAGGAGAAAGTGGAATTACAGGAAATTAAAGTAAATGAAGATAAAAACATTTGCAAAAAACCTAAAACTCTGCTAGAATTTATAAGATATGGGAAGAAAACCTAAAGAAGAAATCGAACAACCATCTGGTCCAAGCGCATCAGATAGACTATTATCCTTTTTAAAGGAAAATAAAGACGATCATTATAATTTTGAAGAGGAAGTTTATTATAAAGTATCAACAGGTAGCTTAAATCTGGATATCGCTACAAGCGGTGGTTTATGTCCAGGTTTGCATAGATTTATTGGTATGAATGAAGGTGGAAAAACTTCAGAAGCACTTGAAGTAACAAAGAATTTTCTTAAAACAGTACAAAACTCTAGAGCATTACTTTTTAAAGCAGAGGGAAGATTAAGTAAAGAAATTAAAGAGCGTTCTGGAATTAAGTTTGTAACTGACCCTAAAGAATGGGTTGATGGAACTTGCTTCGTATTCGAATGTAATATTTTTGAAACAGTTTCGGAATTGATGAAAGACCTCATTCAGTCTAATCATGAAAATAAAAGATATATTTTTATTCTTGATTCAGTTGATGGCTTGATGACAAAAGGCGATGCTCAAAAGAGCATGACCGAAGCAACAAAGGTTGCTGGTGGAGCGGTTATTTCTTCGATGTTGATGAAGAGAATTTCTCTTGCACTTTCCAAGCGTGGTCATATGGCAATCTTTATTAGTCAAGTTCGATCTGATATTAAGCTTGATCCTTATGCAGCAAACAAGGATATTCGTCAAACTACCGCAACTGGTGGAAATGCATTATTGCATTTCGCTAATTGGATTCTTGAATTTGAACCAAAGTTTAATAAAGATCTTATTCTTGAAAAACCAAACGATAAATACGATCCAGTCAAGAATAAAATCATTGGACATAATGTTAAAATTATTATTAAAAAATCCACAAATGAATCTACAAACTCCAAGATTCAATATCCAATTAAATATGGTCGCAAAGATGGTTCTTCAGTTTGGAAAGAGTATGAGATTATTGATCAAATTTTGGCTTGGGAATTTGCAACTGCAAAAGGAGCATGGGTTACTTTTTCTGATGAAATTATCGAAGAACTCAAAAAAGTAGATCTAGAACTTAAGAAACAACATCAAGGAATAGACAATTTAAGATCTTATCTTGAAGAAAATAAACCAATCGTAGATTATTTTTACAACAAATTTATTAATACTCTTGCCTCATGAGACTATTAAATATTAACGGGAAGCTCGTTAATAAAAACGTAACAAACTACGAAATTGATTGGGATAAAAAATGCAGAAGCAAATTGCAATTTAAATTCAAGCAGTTCTTTTATCCGTACTGGAAAAATCATATTGTTTATGAAGAGTTTCCTGTTTATGGAAGCATGCTTAAAGTAGATTTATTAAATGCAACAAAAAAGATAGCAGTTGAGATACAAGGTAATCAGCACGAGAGCTTTAATAAGTTCTTTCATGATAATTCTAGATTAAAATATCTTCAAAGTATAAAAAGAGATGTTAAAAAAGAAAAATGGTTAGAGATGAATGGATTTAAATTCCTGGAACTCTATGAAAATGACTTGAAAAATCTATCACCACAATATATAGAAGAAAAGTGCGGAATATTAATTATTTAAGTGTAAAATTTTGTAGTGACAAATAAGAAAAAATTTAATTTTCCACCTGCCCTTTTAAAGCAAATTGATGAATGCAGTTTTGGTGGTTATATTCTTTTTAATTTCTCTAATAAAGGTGAACCCCAAGTATATACCAAATTCGATAATCAAATAAATGCTATGGCTCTTTTATATTATTTAAATACATGGGGACAAAGTATAGATCAACTTAATTTAGAAGCTACCACCGATTTAATAGCTAGAAAAAATGAAGAAGATTCAGAAGAAGATTAAAACTTGACTTTTAATTTCTAGTTTGGTATCATATATAAAGGATGATTTATTCTTTACAAGTAGAAAGACACGTATTAAGTGGTCTATTAAAGCATCAAGATTTATTCGCAGATATTGATGTGTTTTTAACAGAAAATGACTTCTACAATGATGTCCATTCCACTATTTATTCAATATTTAAAAATATTAAACATAAAGGCGAAAATGTAGATAAAGTACTATTAGCCGAAAAGATCAAGAATCTTGGAATCTCATTTAAAGATGAGATTAATATCTTTGATTATATTGACAACTTAAGCTTCTCGCAAATTACGGAAGAAGCAACCATGGAAGCATGCAAGGAACTTATTAAGTTACGAGTGAGAAGAGAGATATCTTTAACGGCAGATAAGCTTAAAGAATATGTAACGAAAAACTCAGATGAATCTCTCGATTCTATTATTTCTAAAATAGATCAGATTTATAATAAAAAAGTATCCTCTTATTCTGAAAATGATATGCCAATTAATATTTTTGAAGGAGTTGAAGATCTTATCGAAGAAATTGGAAATAGTCCAAAAGAAGACACTGGACTTATAACTCCATATTCTGAATTTAACAGAATGTATGGTGGTTTAAAGAATGGCAATATTTATGCTATTGCAAGTAGGCCAGGTCAAGGAAAATCAACTTGGTTAAATGATATTTGTTTTAAAACTTCTATTAATCCTAAGAATAAAACTAAAACTCTTATTCTTGATACCGAAATGCAAAGTGTAGATATTCAATTAAGAATGGTTGCATCTTTGAGTGGTGTTCCAGTTTGGTATCTTGAAACTGGTAATTGGCGTAAAAATGAAGAAATGACCAAAAAGGTCAGAGAAGCTTGGGATAAAGTTAAGAAATATGAATATTTTCATTATCATGTAGGAAATAAAAACATTGATCAAGTATGTTCAATTATTCGTAGATGGTATCTTTCTAAAGTTGGAAGAGGAAATCAAGCTATGATAGCTTATGATTATATTAAATTAACTGGAGAAAAAGTAGGCCAAAATTGGGCAGAGCATCAAGCAATTGGAGATAAAATTGATAAACTAAAAAGAATCTCAGAAGAAATTCATTGCCCAATTATTACTGCTATGCAATTAAATAGAACTGGTGAAAGTTTCAATAGAAAAGGTTCAGAAGTTATTGATGATAGTTCTGTAATCTCACTTTCAGATAGATTACAATGGTTTGCATCATTTGTAGCAATTTTTAGAAGAAAAACTCTAGACGAAATTACTCTTGACGGTCAAGCATTTGGAACTCATAAATTGATTCCTACTAAAACTAGATTCCAAGGAAAAGATGCAGCTGGTCATCAAGATTTAGTTAGAAGGCTAGATTGTACTGGTAAGGAAATCTGGTCACAAAATTATTTAAATTATAATGTTCAAAACTTCAACATCGAAGAAAGAGGATCGCTCGCAGACGTAGCAGAGCGACAAAGAGAACAATACGAACTTAACGATGCAAATGCAAATGATGGAGAACTATTATGAATGTAGACTTAGTATCAATTACAAAACCAGAAATTAAAGGAATTAAAAATCCAGAAGACTTGGTGGCATTTTGCGCTAGAGTTAGTAATCCATCTAATCAAATGAATGTTGAAACTGCACCAAAACTATTAAAATTCTTAATTAAACATAAACATTGGAGCCCATTTGAGCTTGTTGATATGTGTGTTGAAATTAAAACTAGTAGAGGAATTGCAGCTCAAATTCTTAGACATAGATCATTTAGTTTTCAAGAGTTTAGTCAAAGATATAGTGTCGCAAATGAGTTCGAAGATATCGAGCTTCGACTACAAGGAGACAAGAATAGACAAGTAGGCGAAATTCTTATGAATACAAATACTGATGCATACGACAAAGTTAATGAACTTTTAATAGAATCCTTATCACTTTCTCAACATTGTTATGATACGATGATTGAAAATGGAGTCGCAAAAGAAGTAGCAAGAATGATACTACCTTTAACGACTCAAACCACAATGTATATGAAGGGTTCATTGAGAAATTGGATTCATTACATTGAATTGAGAACAGAACAAAATACTCAAAAAGAACATAGAATAATTGCAGAAAGATGCAAGAAGATCTTTATTAAAGAATTTCCTACAATAAGTGAGGCTTTAGAATGGAAGAATTAAACGTATATCAAATCTTAACAGATCTTGGTTACAAATTAAAAGATTGTGGAAAAGAATTTAGAGCTAAACCTTTATATAGGGATAGTGACAATGATTCTGTATTAAGAATTTATAAAGATAGTGGAAAATGGGTAGATTTCAAACAAAATATAAGTGGAGATATAAATTCCTTAGTTAAATTAACACTAAAGCTAGAAGACTCAAGCGAAGCTCAAGAATGGCTTAAGAATAAAAATTTTGCATTTAAGAATCCTACAGAAGTTAAGAAACCCCTTATAAAATCTTCTAAAAAATTTGATACACAAATTCTTTCTAGACTAGAAGACGATCAAGACTATTGGCTCAAAAGAGAAGTAGATCTTGAAACATTAAAAATTTTTAAAGGTGGAGTTGCAAAAATGGGCAAGATGAAGAATAGGTATGTATTTCCTATTTTTAATGCAAAGAATAATATTATAGGATTTTCTGGAAGAGATATCACTAATCTTTCCAAGATAAAATGGAAACATATTGGTGAGAAAACAGAGTTTGTTTATCCATTATTCGTCAACTCAGAAATCATACAACAACAAAAAGAAATAATCTTGGTTGAAAGTATAGGAGACATGTTGAGTTTATGGCAAGCTGGAGTTAAGAATACTCTTGTTACATTTGGAACTAGTTTAAGTTTAGCAATTTTAAATTACTCTTTAAAACTTGATCCAAAAAAGATCTATATTAGTTTAAATAATGACTCAAACAAAAACAACGCTGGAAATATTGCAGCAGAAAAAACTCAAGCCAGATTGAGTAGATATTTTGATAATACCCAACTAAAAATAGCTTTGCCAGCAAAAAAAGATTTTGGTGAGATGACTAGAGAAGAAATAATTCAATGGAAAAACAATCTTTAAAAGTATTATCAGCATCTAGAATTAAAACTCTTGAGACTTGCTCTTGGGTTTATTGGAACAATTATCATACCAAAGTTCCTCAAAGTCAAAATGACGGAGCATTAAGAGGAACGATTTGTCATACAGTTTTTGAATTACTCTTAAATAAAAGGCATCTTAAAAATTATAAAAGAATAATAAAAAAGAATTCAATTGATGGTGATAAGGGAATAAATAGGTTAGTTAAAAAACTATCAGCAAAGGTCAAGCTCGACGAAAGCAATTATAAACTATTAAATGATATGATTTTAGTTGGGCTTAAAAACGATTTTTTTGGAGAAGGTGGGGAAATAGTTAAACCAGAGTATGATTTTGATATTAAAAATGATGAACCAAAATATCATATTCGTGGCTTTATAGACAAGCCAGTTAAAATCAAAAAAGAAATGCATATAATTGATTATAAAAGTTCCAAATATAAGTTTAGGGGTGACGACCTTGAAGCAAATATTCAAGCCATGATGTATAGTCTAGCAAGTAAAAAATTGTGGCCAAAATTAAAACCAATAGTAAAGTTCTTGTTTCTTAGGTTTCCTAAACAGCCAATTCAAGAGTTAGTATTTGATGATAATCAAATTAAGGGGTTCGAGCATTATCTTGAACATATTAATGATTATATTAATAAGTTTGATGAAGAATCTGCTAGATCAAACTTCGCAGTAGATAGCGCTAAGAATAAATGGATGTGTCAAGTTGGTGGATGGAAATGTCCATATAAAGATCCATATAAATATTATGTTAAACTAAATGATAAGGGTGAAGTTGTAGAAACTAGTTTAGAAGATAATTTTAAAGATATTAAAGGATTTAAAGTAGAAACTCGAACATATGAAGGATGTCCGAAATTTCAAATCAGTTCGGCTAAAGATGATTTTCCTGATGATTCAAAAGATGAATTTTTAGATTGATATATTTATAAACTCTTGTTATATTGGTAAAAATGATACCTTTATTTAAATCTCATTATTCTTTAGGAAGATCTATCCTTACTCTAGAGGATAAGTCTGAAAGAGATGAGTATCCGGATTCTATTATTCAAATAGCCAAACAAAATAAATTAAAAGAAATATTCCTAGTAGAAGATAATATGTCGTCATTTCTTGAAGCTTATACCAATTGTAAGAATAATGACATTAAATTGAATTATGGATTAAGAATTTCAGTTACAGAGTCGATGACTGATAAAACTGATGAATCAAGAGCCAAAAATTCAAAATTGATACTTTTCTTTAAAAATAAAAAAGGTTATGAATCTTTAACTAAATTATTTAGTATTGGTGCAAAAGATGGATTTTATTATGAACCTAGACTAGATTATACAACAATAAAAAATAATTGGTCAGATGATTTAATTATGGGTATTCCATTCTATGATTCTTTCATATTTAATAATACTTTGAAAAATAGCATATGTGTTCCTCAGATAGATTTCACAAAACCAGTAGTTTTCATTGAACAAAATGAATTACCTTTTGATTTTATTATTAAAAATAAAATGCTATCATTTGCAGAAAAGAATAAACTAGAAATTTTTAATGCAAAAAGTATTTACTATACTGATAGAAAAGATTTTAAAACATACTTAACATTCAGATGTATCAACAACAGAAGCGTTTTGAATAAACCAGATATTGAGCATATGAGTAGTAATGAGTTTTGTTTTGAAAGTTGGAAAAATAAATAATATGAAAATTCAAAATCCAGAAGTAATTGTCAATCAGTATGGCAATAAAGCAAGACAAATACAAAGTAGGGAAGATAGATCCTATGATTATAAAAATATGCTTTATGATGAAGATAGCCTTTATTCAATTGACGTAGATTTAATGTGCGTAAAATATGAAAGACCTAGAGTGCCAACTATTGTTGCTGGACTTGAGCTTACTTTAATAAATAACTATCAGTCAAGATATGATGTCGAAATGATAGATGATCAAGAATGGAAAACCACTATTGAAACTAGACCATCACTTAATTTTTTTAAATCAATTGTTACAAGATATAGAAATCAGGGGCAAGGCAAGTTGAGTGTGTTTATCGCAAATAAAGCTGGCGCACCATCTATTATTGTAGCATTTTCCAAGGATTTAATGCATTTTTATCTTTATAATTTAACTAAAGATAATAATAAATGGCTTTATCAAAATAAACCAGCCCACTTAAGATGGCATTATAAAATAAGAAACCAAAAAATTCCAGATGATTTTTATGAAAGACATAAAATCTTGAATAGAAAACAACAATCATTTATAATTGACGTATAATATATGGACGAACATCTCTTAAGATATGATAAGAATAAGACTTTGGTTTTTATAGATTGTGAAACATTCAATCTTTGTTTAAACTTTTGCCACAATCTTCCTTGGCAAATTGCTATGCTTAAAGTTCAAGGTGATAAGAAAATTGATCAAAAGAATTTTTATTTAAAATGGCAAACAGATTTAAAGATTAGTCAAGATGCAGCTAGAATCACCAGATATGACCATAAGAAAGTTCAAAAAGAAGGTTTTGATCCCAAGGAAATATTTCCAACAATTAAAGATTGGCTAGACAATGCAGATTATATTATTGGTCACAATACCCTTGGATTTGACATTTATCTTATAAAAGAGTATTATAAATACATGGGTTGCAATTGGGATCATCTTGTAAGTAAATTTATTGATACAAACGCAATCGCAAGAGGTATAAAATATGAGATGCCTTACAATTCAAAAGATAACTTAACTGAATATCAATATAAAATTCTTCATACTAGAAAAAAGAATGTTAAAAGTTCTTTAACCTTCTTGGGTAAAGAAAATGGAATAGAACATGATTACGAAAAACTTCATGATGCTATTAATGATCTTGACTTGAATTTAAAAGTATGGAATAAATTGAAATGGCAACTAGAGGTATAATATGGCATCATTAGACGATATTTATGATATAATTCAAAAACTAGAAGATGGTGGAATAGAATATTTACTTATTACTGTCCAAAAAGGTAAGAAACAAGGTAAAGCAGACGTATTTTTTAGTTTAAAAGATAAAGCATCCATGAAAATATTAGCAACTGGATTAGCTGCTTTTAATAAAGAAATAGATAATATTGATAAACAAGATGAAGACGATGAGTAATATTTTAAAAGACGAATTATTTTCTAGTAAGTTCACGACTACTGACCTTGGATTACATGGAGTCAGACTTCCAGAGTTTAATATTGATGGATCTTTAAAAAGACATCTTAATATTAGCGAAGATGTTTCTAATTATGATTTTCTTAGAGCATTAGCGTTAAATGGCTTTAAGGATTTAAAGATAGAAAAAGATAATAAAGAGTACAAGAAATATATTGATAGAGCAAAATACGAACTTGAAACATTAAAAGAACTAGGATTTACAGATTATGTGTTATTGGTATGGGATGTTATTAATTTCTGTAAAACAAATAATATACCAGTTGGTCTAGGTAGAGGTTCAGCTGCTGGTTCACTTATTCTTTATCTAATTGGCGTAACTAGAATTGATCCAGTTAAGTATGATCTTTATTTCGAAAGATTTATATCCAAGATTCGAGCTAAAAAGCAAGTTATTGATGACATAACATATCTTGATGGTAGTTTGATGTGCGACGTTGATTTGGATATTTGTTATTATAATCGTCAAAAAGTATTACAGTATTTAGAATCTAAATTCAAAGGCAAAACTAGCAAAATCTTAACTCTTAATACTTTGAGTGGAAAACTCTTAATTAAAGAATGTGGTAAAATCGTTGGAGAAAAGACAGAAGAAGAAATGACTAATATATCTTCTTTAATTCCAAAAGTATTCGGCCAAGTTAAAGATATTAATACTGCATATGAAGAAGTAGAAAAATTTAAAGATTGGTGCGATGAGAATAAAGAAACATTTCAAATTGCTTTAAAGTTAAGAGATTTAATTAAAAACAAAGGAGTTCATCCATCTGGAGTTCTTCTTTCTTATTACGATTTAGAAACAGTATGTCCAACAGAATTTTCTTCTGATAAAGAACCAGTTTCAAGTTTTGATATGAATTGGGTTAGTTTATTTAATATTAAACTTGATATCTTAGGATTAAGAAGTGTTTCGGTAGTGGATGATGTTTGTAAAAATATTGGTATTAAAGTAGAAGATATTGATTTAAATCATGAATCTATCTATAGAAATCTACAAGACTTAAAATCCCCTCATGGCTTGTTTCAAATCGAAGCAGAAACTAATTTTAGAGTTTGCCAAAAAGTAAAACCAAAGAATCTCGAAGAACTTAGTGGAGTACTAGCTCTAGCAAGACCTGGAGCATTACAATTCGTAGATAAATATGCTGCCCATACAAATTATCAACAATCAGAAAGTATTCATCCATTCTTTGATGATATTCTAAAGCAAACTGGTGGAGTAGCGTTGTATCAAGAGCAATTGATGAAGATGGCGAATAAAATTGGATTTACTTTGGATGAAGCAGAAATCTTAAGAAGAATCGTAGGTAAAAAGAAAACCGAAGAGATCAAAGCTTGGAAAAAGAAGATTGAATCAAAGATTAAAGAAAATAAAATACCAAAAGAAGTAGGAGAAATTCTATGGAAGATTCTAGAAGACTCTGCGAATTACTCATTTAATAAGAGTCATTCACTTGCTTATGCAGCTTTAGCCGCAGTTACAATTTATTTAAAATTCAATTATCCTCAACAATTCTTTTTATCTTTATTAAAAATGAGCAGAAACGAACCAGACCCAATTGGTGAAATTTCTAAGATTCAAAAAGAAATGCATGAATTTGATATTAAACTTCTTCCTCCGCATATTATTAAATCAGAAATGGACTTCTCAACAGAAGATAAAGATATTAGATTCGGATTATTGTCAATCAAAGGTATTAGTGATAAATCTATCGAGAAACTAAATAGCTTTAGAAACAAGTATTCTAATAAGTTTGAAATTTTCCAAGCAGCCGAAGAAGCTAATCTTAATATTGGAGTATTATCTTCCTTAATTCAAGCAGGAGCATTGAGTGGTTTTAATCAGTCTAGAAGTAAAATCGTACTAGAAGCTCAATTGTGGAATATTTTAACTGCTAAAGAGAAGAAATATTCAATTTCATTCGCAGATAAGTTTGATTATGACTTAATTAAAATTATTAAGCATCTTAATAAATTTACTGACGAAAAGAATCATTTAGTTATTAAAGATGCAAGACTAAATACTATTAAAGCAAAATATGCGCCATATCTTGAAATCTATAACCAAAATAGTAAAAGTGAAAGTTTTGCTAACTGGTATTATGAAAAGAAACTTTTGGGATATACCTACAATAAAAATCTAAGAGATATTTTCGCTGAGAAGAGAGAAAATCTTAAATATATTAGCGATATTATAGATGAACCAGTTAATAGCAAAGTAGCATTTGTTGGTCAAATAGAAGAAGTATATACTGGCGTATCAAAAAATGAAAAGAAAACAAGATATGTAAGATTAAAAATATCAGATGAAACCAGTTCAATTAGCGTATTAATATTCAATGATAATATTGAGAATAATAAACTATTAAATAATAAAGCTTTTGAAGAAGGAAATATTGTTATTGCCAAGGGTTCAAAGAGAGATGATTGTATATTTGGCGACTTGATAGCTATTCAAGATCATCAAATTTATATGAAATTAAATGACTTAAAAAAGACAGATAAAAATAATTGACATTTCTAAATATAGATAGTAACATAAAGTAATATGATATCATTTTATAAACCAAATAGCAAGAATACAGGCACAGCTTGTAGTTTCAGCGTAAATTCAAAAGATAATTCAGTATGGGGATCATTAATCAAGCAAAGTTCTTGGAATGATGCTAAAAAGATCGGATCTTTTTCAGATAACCAAAATAATCCAAATAAAAGTGTTAAGGTTAAATTTTCACTTACAGAAGCAGCTGGACTTCTTGATGCTCTAGAAAGAAACACAGAATTTTCAGCTTATCATACTTCTGAAAAACAAATTACAAAAATTAAACTAGCTCCTTATATTAGAGATGAAAAGCAAGTTGGCTTTTCATATAGTGTTAATAAAGAAGATAAGCAAAATGTTGAAAACAAACAATCTTATTTGATTGGTTTTTATTTTAATGAAGCAAGACTATTAAAAGAATTTTTAACCTATTCTTTAAATTCTGTTTTTGAAGCTCAACGAATTGAAGCTATTAAGAAAGCAAAAAATTCAACAAAAGAAACCAAAGAAGCTGGCGAAAGTAATCAAGAAGAAGATAGCGAACTCTGGTAATGGAACGAAAAAAGAAAGTTTTAATACAAACAGATTTTTCTTTAGCCAAAACTGGTTTTGGAAGAAATGCTAAAACTTTACTTAAATATTTATATTCTACAAATAAATATGATCTAGTTCACTATTCGTGTGGAATGACTTACGATCATCCAGAGTTCAAAAAAACTCCTTGGAAAACAGTAGGTTCTTTGCCTAATACTCAGCAAGAATTAGATCAATTAAACAGAGATCCTAATTTAGCTCGAATGGCAAGTTATGGTGCACACCTTCTGGATAAAATAATTGGCGATGAAAAACCAGATGTTTATATTGCTGTTCAAGATATTTGGGGAGTAGATTTTGCTATCGAAAAATCTTGGTTTAATAAAATTACATCCGTAATTTGGACTACATTAGATTCTCTTCCCATTCTTCAATCTGCTGTTACAAGTGCCCCAAAAATTAAGAATTATTGGATTTGGAGTAATTTTGCCACAAAAGCTTTACATAAGCTTGGATATAGTCATGTCAAGACTATGCATGGCTCTCTCGAAGATAAGGAATTTTATCGTTTATCAGATTTTGATAGAAATCAACTTAGAAAAAAACATAATATCCCACAAGATGCATTTATAATTGGATTTGTTTTTAGAAATCAATTAAGAAAAAGTGTTCCAAATTTATTACAAGGTTATGCTCTATGGAAAAAGAATAATCCAGAAATTAAAAATACATATCTTCTTTTACATACTCATTGGGGAGAAGGTTGGAATATTCATAAACTTGCTTCAGAATTTGGAGTGGATCATAATGAAATATTGACAACTCATGTTTGCAAAAATTGCGGAGAATATCAAATTAAGCGATTTTCTGGATTAGATACAGATTGTAAGTTTTGTGGTACGCAAAAAAGTCAAACTACAACAAATGTATCCGTTGGAGTGACGGAACAACAATTAAATGAAGTTTATAATTTCATGGATGTTTATTGTCACCCATTTACAAGCGGTGGACAAGAAATACCAATTCAAGAAGCGAAATTAACTGAACTCATCACTCTTGTTACGAATTATAGTTGTGGAGAAGAAATGTGCGAGCCAGAAGCCAACTCTCTCGCTTTGGAGTGGAATGAATATAGAGAACATGGTACGGAATTTATAAAAGCTTCCACCTATCCAGAATCAATAGCTAAACAATTAAATATTGTATATAAAATGCCAGAACATAAAAGACTTGAAATGGGAAAAAAATCCAGAGAATGGACTATCAAAAATTTTGGTATTCAAAATGTAGGAAAATCTATAGAAGAATTTATAGACGAACAACCATTTGCGGATTGGACTAAAATTTTAGAAAATTCTGAAGATAAAAAAGATCCATATTGTCAAATACCTAATATTGCAGATGATGGCGATTGGATATTATTTATGTATCATAATATTCTTAAAATGAAGAGTGTTGATAAAAATGATTCGGGATATTTATACTGGATGAATGAATTAAATAAAGGGACAAAAAAACAAGATATAGAAAATTATTTTAGAAACGTAGCTTTAAAAGAAAGCGAGCAAAGTAAACAAATAAAATTTGAAGATCTTTTAGATCAAAACGATAAGGGTAGAGTGATTTATGTTATGCCAGAAAGTGCTGGAGATATTTTCCTAAGCACAGCGTTATTCAAATCTATTAAAAATAGATATCCAGATTATAATTTATACGTTGCTACGAAACCACAGTATAAAGACATTTTAGATGGTAATCCGTATGTTCATAGATGGATTGAATACAACTCAATGATGGATAATCTAATTTGGTTAGAAGGTAATAATCAACATGATGGATATTTTAATATTGCTTATTTGCCGTATACTTGTACTCAAAGAAATTTAAATTATCTTCACAATGGTTTAGATAAAGTAGAATTTCAATTAACTTAATATATTATAAATAGATGAGACTTTTAGATACATACGCCACGAACACAGGATCAAAAATAGATAAACCATTTATATATACAAAATATTTTCCACTTCCACTACAAGCTTATATAACTATCCAAGCCCAAACTCCTTATGATTCTAGAAATTACTCTTATTGGCAAGAAGTCATCAATTTGATACAACCATTATTATTAAAAGCTAATATTCAAATTATTCAAGTAGGAACAAAAGATGAAAAACCATTAAATGGAGCAATTAACTTAATAGGTCAAACTAATATAAATCAATTAGCTTATGTTATTCAAAATTCTAAATTACATTTTGGAGCGGATAGTTTTTGTGTACATTTAGCTTCAAGTTTTGATCTCCCTATTGTTTCATTATATAGTATTAGTAATCCTAGCGTTGCAGGGCCACATTTCGGAAACAAAGATAACCATATTTTATTAAAAGGGTACGAGAGAATTGGTAATAAAAAACCATCTTATTCGCAAGTAGAGAATCCTAAATCTATTGATACTATAAAACCAGAAGAAATTGCAGAAGGCATATTAAAATTATTGAATATTGAATTTCCAAAAATGCCAGAAACAATATTTATTGGTCAAGATTTTAATGTTAAAAGTTTTGAAATTATACCAGATCAACCCCTAGATCTTAGTTCAATACCAGTTGAAAATCCAATTATTAGATTAGATTACTCTTTCAATGAAGAAGCTTTAGAATCAATTCTATCTCAAAGAAAAAGCATAATTTTCACTAATAAACCTATCAAAAAAGATATAATTGAAAAATATAAGCAAAATATTAATCAATTAATCTATATTATCGAAGAAAATAATAGCGTAAATTTCGTTAAATTATTAAAGAGTAATTCTATTAATTATGTTCTACTATCATTTCTACCAGAAGAAGTTTTAAATAAATTTAAAATTGATTATATGGATTATAATTTAATCGTTAATAGGAAGCATAAGACTAAAGAAGATGCTAAAATATCAAATATTAACAATCTTTATTATAATTCCTCACGAACATTATATTCCTCTAAAGGGAAAAATATTTCGAAATACGACTGGTTAAATGGAACTGGCAATAAAGTAGTAGATGATATTGAATTTTGGAAAGAGGCAGATAATTTTTATATTTTTAAGTTGACTTAACATACAATACGTAGTATCATTGTTAAATGAGCCCAAAAATCAAATCAGAAGAAAATACAGTTTCAATTGGTAGTTCAGAATTATTTAATGTTATTGATAATAAATTAAATGTCCAAATTGAAAATGTAACAGCTCCAACACCTCAAGTTACTCCTCCAAAGTTAGTAACTAGAAATAAATATGGCCTGATTGAAGATCAAACTTTAAATTATGTATTTAATGATGACGGCACAATTAATTGGCGTAAGATGGTTAAAGTCGAACATCTTGTTCCTAATAGACAAAAAACTCAAGAAACAGATGTTTCAAAACTTCAAGACAAAGATCTTCTTATACTTTTAGGTGGAATTAAAGAGCTAGCTCAAATTAGGGGATATACTAGCGTTGAATATAAAGTAGTTGCAGCTTCTGAAAATTATTTCGCAACAAGCTGTAGAATTACTTGGCTACCAAATTATGAAACTGGCGGAAAAGAGGTGGTTTTTGAATCGCTTGCTGATGCCACTTTAAATAATACAAAGAGTTTCGCCAGATTCTTCTTAGCTGCAATCGCTGAGAATAGAGCATTTGTGCGTTGCGTGCGAAACTTCTTAAAGATTAATATTGTTTCTCAAGAAGAACTTGGAGATGCAAAGCTTCTTGATGATTCTTCTTCTGGAAATGAAAATCCGACTTCTCCACAATCATTACTTGAAAAAGTCATGAAAGAAAAGAATGTTAATTTTGAAGCACTAAAAAAAAGACTAATTAAAGATAATTTTGATAATGCAGAAAATCTCAATTCTATCTCAGATATACCTAAAGTTAAACTATTTGAACTGATAGATCGAATTAAGAAAATTAAAGATTAATAATCTTTATATTTAATTAATTGATTTCTTACAAAGTAAAAATTAATAAAAAATCCACAAAAAGCACTTAGAATATTGCTTAAAATTGGGTAAGTCAATTGTTGTAATGGATTTATAAAAATGCTAATCATTAAAGATATCCAAAAACTAGAGCATTCATGACAAAGTAAAGATTTATTCATATAAGGTATTTTAGCTATTAAATTTCTAATTGGTCTAACAATATCCGTATCGCTCCAACAATAAGATACAGCTAAACATAAAAATAAATAAATAAAAAAATAATAAAACATTTAATTAATCTTTCTTAATTTATCATTTTCAGATTTTATGATTTTTATTAATTTTAATCTAAGATTATTATTTTTAAAAAAAAAATTAAAATATTCTTTTTCCTTTTTTATTTTTGATATTAAATAAAGCTTAACTTTATTAACACAAGAGCACGATGGATTAATTCTAGCGCTAGTTAAATCTCCTAAAATTTCTGGAAATTTATTTTTTAAAGAATCAAATGATGCATCATCTTTAAGTATAGTATTTAAAAGTATTCTTGATTTAAAGCACTTTTTAGGTAAATACATATATAATATTATTATATAATAAATACAAATATTCTAATTTTTATAAACCACTCAATATATATGTCTGAAAACTAAGATTTAATTTTGCATCGTCAGAAATACCATAATTTAATTGAGTTTGACTATTAATTAAATTAGATAAATTAAACGATAATATTGAATCATTGGTATTGTATTTTCTAAAAGATAAGTTTAAATTTCTTTGACTGATCCCAGTTAGTATATTTGTAATTTTTTCTTGATTATAATTACTCATAGAAAATTGAAAGTTTAAAGATACAGATATTGGATATTTTATAATAACATTATCTGGAAGATAATTTCCAACAGTATAAACTGCTTGTCTTGGAATATCTATATTTAATTGAAAATTTTGTAATCTATTTTCATTAGCTTCTTTTAAGTTTAAATCAACATAACAATTATCTGCTACATTAAAATTATTTAAAATTTTTGGAGTATAGTTGAATACTCCTGATCGATTTCCTAATTCTCCTAAAATCAAATTTTTTACGCTAACAATTGGATACTCACCAAAAGAATAGGATATACTATAATTCGTTAAATATCCACTAGAAAACGTAAAATAATTATTACCATATTCAACTTTACCGCTAAATGGTCTAGATCCAGTATAACTTATAAAGTTATCATTAGAACTTAATATATAATTTAAATCAAGATTAGCAACAACTGGACTAGTTACCAAGTAATTTATATTAGGGTCATTTATAGCTAAAGATGGGTTAATATTATTATTATAATTAATATCTAAACTCTGCACACCAGATACCAAAGAATCATTTAGATAAAAGTTCTGATTTTCTATAGAATATACATTAAACATTAACTATAATTACACTACTTTTAAGTGTAAAATATAGGAGGTAAAAGGTATATGGCAAGTATTTATGATACAGTTCCAACTTGGGATTCTGGAAGTACTTATAACAAGTATAATATAGTATTAGGTAGTGATGGCAGATACTATTATTCAAGTATAGATTTAAATATTAATCAAAATCCAACCGATACAAATAATCTTCAAATTGAGTGGGATGGATATATTGTTTTAAATGGTGTATTATATCCTAATTTTTGGTGGAAAGCATCTTATAATGCTAAAATAAACAATAAACCAAGAGTAAAGATAAATCAATTTGGAAATGGTTATCAACAAAGAATAACTGATGGTTTAAATACAAGCCTAATAGAATTTACATTAAATTTTGAAAATAGAAGCGAAAAAGAAACTGTTTCAATTTTACATTTCTTACAACAAATGAATGGTAAACAAAGTTTTATTTATAATTTACCTACAATTTACTCAAAATCAAATTTAAATTTAAACACTATGTTTATTTGTCCAGAATGGTCTGCTAATTTTATTTCTTATAATAATTATTCTATTGATGCTTTATTTTTAGAAGTAGCAAAATAATATGCTAACACCTTCAACTTTTAATACAGTAATAAGCGGTAGTTTAGATATTAATACAGAAATAAGTTCATTAACTCCATCTTCTTTAGTTCAACTTTATGAAATAGATCTATCTGAAGTTTCTCCTTCTACAATAAATTTTGACTATGACGGAAAACAACCTATGAATCGTGGACTTCTACGCGTTTATAATGATTATAATTTATATAAAATAACATCAGATTCATATGGAAGAATCAAATGGCAAAATAATTTTTATTATCCATTCCCTATATTTGCTGAAGGATTTGAATATAGTTCCGCTGGAACATTACCAACTCCAAAAGTTTCGATATCTAATTTATCTCCAGATTACTCAGTAAATTCTTTTTATTCTTATATTAGAATGCAAATGCAATCATTAGGTGATATTGTCGGTGGTAAATTTACAAGAATTAAAACTTTTTTAAAATATTTAGATGGTGCAAATTTTTCTGAAGGATATAATATATTTGCAACAAATACTGGAATTTATGAAATAGAATTACCTAGAGATATATATTATATAGATAGAAAAACTACAGAAAATCAATCCGTAATAGAATATCAATTAAATACAATTTTAGATGTAGAAAATTTAACGCTTCCAGGAAGAACAATTTTAGCAAAAAAATGTCCATTTCAATATAGAGGAGAAGGATGTTGTTATGAATACAACAGTAGATTAACATATTTACATAGCGGAATTTATGCCAATATAGAAAATTCTCCAATTACTGTAAAAGGTCTGCAAACTGCTCCACCAGTAGCTAATGATAATGATCAATTATTTGTTGGAGGAATTTTTGCTACTGGCGTAGCTGGAACAGCTACGAATACTGCTATATTTAGATTAACTGGTACCTTTGGCAATTCTGGACTTTGGATAGAAAATGCTAATTATGTTTCTGGAGATTTTGTTTACTTTCAAAACAGAGGATTAAAATTTTATTATGTTTGCATAAATAATAATAAATCAGATGTTTTTAATTCTCCGCCGAATACAAATTATTGGACAGCAGACTCTTGTTCTAAAAGCATAACTGCATGTAGACTAAGATGGTTAAAAAATCCTGCCTTTAGACCTGTTATTTGGCCAATTAATAGAAATGGAGAAAATTTTCAAACTACAGAACGTAGAATTTATTGGCAATACCCAGCAGATAATATTAATACAAGCTGGTTAACTGGAGTTAATGGTCAACCAGTTTATTTCCCAAGAAGACCTGGATGCGAAAATCCAATTTCAGAACAATCTCATGGCATACCTAAAGATGCAAGTGGAAATTATTTAAATGGATTTTTACCATTTGGAGGTTTTCCTGGAACAAATAAACCTCAAATTTAAAATGATTGACAAAAAAATAAAAAATTTTATTATAAAACAATCTATTCAAGATTCTCCAAAAGAAACCTGTGGATTTATAGTTTTTAAAGATAATTTTATTTGTATTCCATGCAAAAATACCTCTAAAGACCCAGAGCAATTTTTTAAAATTTCTTCTATTGATTTTTTAAAAATTAAAAAAATTTATAATAAAATATATTATATATATCATAGTCATACAAATGAAAATTGCGATTTTTCTGAAACAGATAAAGTTTGTTCTGAAAATTTAAATTTACCAATTATATTATATAATATAAAGAAAAATATATTTAAAATCCATAATCCAGTTAGAATTCAAGACGATTTAATTGGAAGATTTTATGAATATAAAAAATACGATTGCTTTACTTTAATAAGAGATTTTTATTATAAACAAATGAATATTGATTTATCTATAGAATATGAAGATTTAGATAAGATTAATGTTAAAAAATTATTTCTTGAAAATTATATTAATAAAAATCTTATATTAATTGATGATATTAAACAAATTCGCAATTATGATATATTACTTATTGATGGTATAAAAGATTCAAGTCATTGTGCAATTTATTTGGGAGATAATAAAATACTACATCAGCCAATCAATACTTTCTCAAAGATTGAAAATTATTGTAATTTTTATAAAAGACACACAAAACTATTATTTAGGGCAAAATATGATAAGAATTAATTTACATGGTAAACTAGGAGAAGATATAGGGGAATCTTGGGATCTTGAAGTTTCTAGCGTTGCTGAAGCTTTTAGAGCGATTGAATCTAATACAAGAAAATTTAGAAAATGGATATTAAAATATGCAAATGAATATGAATATGAAATATTAGTAGATAAAAGTAATTTATTTTCTGAAAAACCTAATTTTAAATCTATAGAAGAAATAAAAAATTCAGAATTATTTATTAATTTAGATGATAAAATTGAAACAATAGATATTGTTCCTTGTATTATAGGATCAGGTGCAGTTGGAAAAATAGCGACTGGAGCTTTGGGTCTCGCTGCCGCAGTTGTAGTTGGCGTATTTTTTCCTCCATTAATACCACTTGCGGTTGGAGTTGGTATAGCTGGTTTAGGTTTAATTGCAGCTGGAACTAGCGAATTATTATCTAAACCTCCACCAAATATTCCATTTACAGCGCAACAAGTTAACCCAATTGGCGGAGAAGGTGAAAGCGGTGGTCCAACTTCTTATCTTTTTAATGGTCCAGTAAATACAGTTGGAGAAGGCGGACCAGTTCCAGTTGGGTATGGCAGACTCCTTATAGGAGGAAATAATGTATACGCAAATTATGATATTATATATAGAGCATATAACGCTAGCGTATCAACTACAACAAATCAAGTAGTAAATGAAATCCAAGGTAATCAATACACTTTTAATTCTAAGTGTTATTTAATTACCCAAACCCCTTTGAATACTTTACCTTTTTAATTTTATGGGAAATTCAAATAAATACGCAGATGGTTTAGCTTATCTTTTATTTCCTGGAATGTTAGGATATGGATTTGCTTCTTATAATTTTCCAGAAAGTACTGCACAAGATGATGGCGGAGGAGCTGGTTCGATATCTTTATCTTTTAGTGGTTCGCAAATACCATATTCTAACAGCAATGTTAGTGCTTGGGGGTATGGTCCAAGTGGATTTTTATCAAATTATACTCCATTAGCAAACTTAAATGGTTCTGATTATTATGATTGGCGAGCAAATAATTTTCTTACAGATTATATCGTATATAAAGATGTTGATCCTAATACTCCCGATTTAAGGACTATTTATAAAGTTAATGGTAATCCAGCAACAGAAGCGTCATATGGAAGTATTAAAAATCAATCAGCATTTAATTCAATTTCTCAAATTAATATATTAGATTTAATTTGCGAAGGACCAATTGAAGGTTTTGTTACTGGAATTTATATTCCAAATTTAGATGGAAAAACTACTGGAAGTATTGGATTTAATAGTGTTACATTCCAACCATTTAGTTCAACTTTTAGTAATCCAGAGTCAAGATCAATATATTGGAATGATGTTCCCATTTCAGATCTTCATGGTTATTATAATTTTCAATCTGCAAATTATAGATTTACATATGGAGAAAAAACTAATGATCATACAGTTTATAATCCATATTTGAATCTTTATGAAGATAGAAGAGATTATTTCGGTAAACAGGTTGATAAAAATAAATACCCAATACAAACTTCTACTACAACTTCTATTGGTGAAACTTTGTATGGTTATTATGTTATAAGTGGAAATAATCAAATTACTACTCCAAAAACTTATTATGTATATAATACAGAAATTTCATCATTAAAAATAAATATTAAAATTAATTCACTTTACGAACAGATTGTAAGTGGTTCAAATGCTGGAGATGTAGAACGTCAATTTTTGCAATTAAGATTTCAAATTTATAGAATATTAAATAATGGAAATCTTGTTCTTTTAGATACTTCAAAATATTCACCATTTTTACCTGGATTTTGGTCAAGTGATGTTATAACTATGGAAGGCAAAATAGCTAATTCTCCAGTTATTTGGACTTATGAGATTGCTTTTAGGCCTTTTGCAGAAAATAAACCATTTTTTAATTTATTTCCAAATCAAATAGGATGGGCAGTAGATATTACAAAAATATCCAGAGAGTTCACTACCTCTTCATTAAGTAGTTCTACTGAAGTTCATAGTATAACTGAAGTTTATTCTGATAGATTTGTATATCCAGATGCAGCTTTAGTATTTTCAAATTTTGATGCAAGGTATTTTAATGAAGTGCCCACAAGATCTTATTTGATGAACCTTTTAAAAGTTAAAATTCCAGTTAATTATGATCCTATAGCTAAAACTTATACTGGTCCTTGGAATGGAAAATTTAAAATTGCGTGGACAGATAATCCTGCTTGGTGTTTTTATGATTTAATAACAAACAATAGATTTGGTTTAGGTAAATATATAAACGCAGATTTAGCAGATAAATGGAACTTGTATGAAATCGCTCAATATTGCGATCAATTAGTTACCGATGGAGTTGGAGGTTTAGAACCAAGATTTAGATGCAATGTTTATATTTCTACAAAAGAAGAAGCTTATAAAGTATTAAATGATATGGCTAGTATATTTTTAGCAATTACTTACTATTCGGCTGGACAAATAACTTTAACTCAAGATTCTCCAAAAGATCCAATATATCTTTTTAATAATAGTAATATAATAGATGGTTCATTTAATTATTCTGATGCTTCTAAAAAATCTAGAAAGACTGTAGCCTTAGTTAGATTTAATGACGAAACAGATAATTATAAACCTGGAATTGAATATGTAGAAGATAAATCTTCAATTTTAAAATTTGGCATAAGAGAAACAGAAATAGTAGCATTCGGCTGTACAAGTAAAAATCAAGCAAGAAGAGTTGGTAAATGGCTTCTTACAACTCAAAATAATGAAACAGAACTTGTAGATTTTAAATTAGGTCTGGAAGGTAATTATTTAAGACCAGGAGATGTTATTTCTATATATGATCAATATAGAAAAAATACAGCTTATGCAGGAAGAACTGTCGAATTAACTACTGGATACGCAGTGTTAGATCTTCCATATAATTTCACAAATACAGATGCGATTACAGGAGTTAATCGACAAAATTCATTTACATTCAATGTATTAACTCCAACTTATAATTTAAATTTCGGTACTCAACTTGGCGACTCATATGCCACAGGTAACGCTGGGGTAACTTCTTCTGGAATTTCTGGATTAAATAGTTCATTTTTTAGAAAAAGCCAATTACAATCAATTACAATAAATAATCCACAAAATTGGTTAACAAGTGGATCTGGAATATACGCTAATAATATAAGAATTAATTTTCCAAGTACTTTATATAATTCTGGCTATAATTTACCACAAAATACAGTTTGGAACATAGATATAAGTACTACTGGTTATGCAACTGCAGGAATTAATACTAGATCTCAAATGAACAATCCAACAAATACTGCTTATCCAGGATATTATCTTGAATCTTATTTGAATAAACCTAAAAAATATAGAGTATTAAATATTACAGAAACTGAACCATCAATTTTTTATGTAAATGCACTAGAATACAATGAAAATAAATTTAAAGATATAGATAATGTCGCTACATTAATAAATGTACCCAATAGACCTCCAGCACCAAATACTCCAAGATTAAATTTAAGTGGCTTATTTAGAAACTCTAGTGGAAATTTCCTTAAAGATCCATCTGATTTCACAAAAGGACACTATACATCTAATCAAAGTGGAATTAATAGTATAATTTATAGTATAATTCCATCCACCTTAACTTCGCCTTCTTCCAATAGTTTATATTATGTATATGTTAATTCTGGAGTTAATTTTGGAACAACTACTCCACAATCTACTCTTTTAAATACTTTTTCTTTAAATGGTTTGCGAACTGGCATAACTTATTGGTATGATGAAGGACAATCAATTTATAAACCAGTATTTCCGCCATTTTTTACTCCAATTTATACTGGTAGTTATTATTTTAGAGTTTTTGAAGAAAATAGTATAGGAGAAAGGTCTAGTCCTGCGACTGGCGTTTATACTCTTTTAAATCAAGTTTCTTCATTCACTGTAGTTGCATCGGGAATCAATGTATACTAATTATGAAAATTAATAAATTAAATTTAACGTTAGAATGGGATACATTAAGAGATATTCCTAACTATTTAGAAATCTCTAAAGAATTTCCTTCGTATAATGTATGCGTAAAAGATAAAAATAATAATTTAATAGAAAAATATTTTAACATAAAAAATAATGAACCAATTTTAGAAATAAAATCCCAAACAATACATAGAACTCCAAAAGTTAAATATTCAATTAATTTATCAAAAAATAGAGTTAAAAGTAATTTTAAATATAATTTTGAAAATAATTACAATAAATTTAAAGAATTAAATAATAAATTAGGATTTTTTAAAGAAGTATTTTTCTCCATAGATTTTAACAATGATGGAAAAGGTGATTTTAATATAAATGTTGAATATGAAGAAATTGAAGATTTAAATAAAAATACTTTATTTAATAAAATTTATAGAAGCAGCGATTATGTTAGCGTAAAATTATTAATTAATAAAGATTATTTTAATGAAAAAAATATTCATTCTTTTTTAATTTTAAGCGAAGTTTCTAATAAAATTTTAAAAAACAAACAATTAAATAATTTATTTGTAGAAAATATAAAAGAAAAATGGTTAGATGTAAATGAATCTACGACTTTACTTACTGTCCCATTTATTGAAACCGATGTAGTAGAAATTTCAGAAAATTTAAATATTAAAATTATTCCACTTAATTATTTTCAATCTGAATTATATAATTTCTTAAAACAAAAAGAATCTCAACAAGACATTAATAATTTATATCAAGAATATTTCGCCAATCAAACATTTAATATTGGTAAAATATACAAACAAGCAATAAACAATGAAACTGTAATATTTTATCAAAACTATTTATATCTATTCAATAATCAAAGCTTAAATTCAAATAGCTTAATTTCAGATTTATCAATTAATGACATGATATTTAATCGTTATTTCCCACTTTTAAATAAAGATCAAACTAATAAAACTATATGCTTGTCAAATGATTTAAATACAGATGATGTGCTTGATAATAATTATAACTTACAAAAAGGATATTTGGGCTTTTATGGTAAAGATTTAACTTCTTATGAAGACGTAGCAATTGATGTAGATTATCTTCAAAACCAAGGTATACTTCAAGCTAAAATCATTGAAATCGAAGAAAATGCCGATACTTGCAATATTTATATTGAATATATAACCACTTTTTATAACAATGAGAAGTTCTATATAGAAACCAGTAATAACCTTAAATATAGTGAAAAATACAAGACAAATATCGATGGAAAAGACTATATTACTTTATTATTCAAATATTCTTATGAATTACAAAGTTTAAATGAATATTTAAACGAAAATCCTTCTATAAATAAATCGCAAATTATATCAGATAAAGACTTAATTAATTTTTCTGCAAAATTAATATTATGATCTTTTGCTATACATATTAGAACCTAATAATCCGCCTGGTCTTTGCTGTTCGGTGATTACTTGAAGAACCTGATCTCTAACTTTTTTCGCTAATTGTTTTGTTCTTTCATTTTCTAATTTTCTATCTTCATTTGTATTTACAGATGAATTTTCATCTTTATTTTCTGATACTATTTTTTCTTGATTTAAGTTAACTGTTACATTGATATTATTAGTTGGAGAATAATTGCTTGAGTTTCCTGTATTATCGTTACCAACTGATCCACCTTCTGCAAATTTTCTTGCTCTTCCAGAATTAAGATCATCAAAGAATTTTTTACCATACATATTAACCGCTTCTTTTCTCATTACAAATTCACCGCCCATTAAAAGAGCTGGAATATCATCTTTACCACTTGACCCACCATTTGCAAAACCTCTAATATATCCTCCCATAGCTTTACCTACTTTTAGTCTTGCAGATGGATTTGGCGCTGGAGATGTACCAAGAGATGGAGAAACATAAGGTGATCTCAAACCAACTTGATTAGATGCTTTTTCACCTGCTCCTCCAAGTCCTCCAAATCCTCCCATTGATGAAAATTGACTTGCTCCTGCTCCAAGAAGACCAAAACCGAAGCTCATCCATGCGCCTCTACTTTTTGCACTTTTTTGTTGATTGTATTCATCTTGAATTTTTTTATTTAGAGCTATATTTTCTTGTAATGCTCTTTCATTTTCTAATCTAACTCCTTCAACATAATTCAAATAATCATATAACGCTTTTTCTCTATCTTGCCTAATTCTATTTTGAGGATTATTTGGATCAGTAACAGCTCGCCCACTTAAATTTGAACTAAAAAGTTCTTGTCCAGCGGTTGGGTAAAGAGGATCGTTATATCTATAAACATTTGTTCCAAGATACGAAGTTTCTCCTCCAGCTGCGAATCTTTGGACTCTTCCACCGTATTTAAAATAATTATTTTCTCTTCTGTTCATGCCCGCTACAAGAGGAGCTGCAAAAAATGATCTCGGACCTATATAGCTACTAGAGGTTGGATCGTGCTGAGGCCCAAGGTTAGCTATCGTTAAGGTCCCAGTGACCCCACCACTCATCTGGCCAAAAGCTCCTCCATCAAAGTGTTTTCCAACTTTTCCTTCATTTAACATTTGCAAATATTCTGGACCATATTTTTTAACTGCATTTTTTCTTATAACATATTCTCCACCGCTTAACATAGCTGGAACATCATCTTTATTTCCTGATCCGCCAAGAACATGTCCTCCTGTGGAATAACCTTTAATAATTCCACCTTTTGATTTGAACAAAGAACTAAAAAAGTCTCCAATACCTCCACCACCTCCACCTACTTTACCAAATACATTACTAGTAGTACCAAAAAGCGCACCAAAAACTTGATTTGTACTAAATTCAATAGCCAATTGTTGTATTTTGTCACTAATATTAAGAGCCATTTTTGTGAAAGCATCACTAGCTGTAGCTGTTCCATTAGCAAAAGATAAGAAGGCATTATTGAATTCACTTTTAATTGTATTAGCAGTATCTTTAGCGCCTAGTTGAGCTTGTCTAAATGAATCAGCAGCACTATTATCAAATTCATCAAAAAATGCTCCAGCAAAATCTGATAATTTTGTTTCATTAGCTAACGCATTTGCTTCTCTAGTTTGCTGTCTTCCACTTCTAAAATCTTCTGCAAAAATTGTTCCTCGCTTTCTTTGTTCAAGAATTATTTTATCTTTTAATCCTTCAAGAGCTTTATTATATTGGTCTTCTGTTATTTGTCTATTTGTTAGTTTTTGTCTTAGTTTATCTTCTTCTACTGTTAATTGCTCTATTACTTTATCTTGACTGCTTCGAGTTAAAAATGTAGTTTGAACACTCATATTTAAAGCATCTTGATTTTTAGCTAAAACATCCATTGGGTCTTGATTTGCAAATATAAATTCTTTATAATATTTTTGAGCATCTTTTGCATTTAATTTTCCACTTTTAAAAGCAGCAATATACGTTGCAACATCTTTTATTCCATCTGTTTTTAAGGCATAATCAATTTTTTTTGCAGTTTTTCTGGTGCTATCTATGTATTGTTTTATATCTTTAATTATTATATCAGCTTCTTCTGTGCCTGCTCCTACTCCACTTGCTCGCATAGATAATTCTTCAAATTTAGCTCTAGTTTCTTCTGTAGCTTGATACAATGGCTGAATTGTTTTTAAAATATTTTGTAAATTTGTTTTCAATAAAATATCTGTCTCTTCGATATCTTTTGCGACTTGTCTTTGAAGCTCAGGGTTTTCTGCGCTTAGGTTATAACTAAGTTCTTGTATCTTTGTTCTATTTAAAGATTGACCCTTTTCGAGTTTTCCTCTTGCAGTTAATAATCTATATAAATCTTTTGATGTATTTTCTAGTATTGGAAGATTTTCTGGTTTACTAGCAAATTCTTGAATAATATTTCTTCCAGAAGAAGTTACTAACCCAGTGACTCCTTTGGCAATTCCTGAAGCTAAAACTTTATTACCTTTTGCCACTTCTCCTTCTACTTGTAATTTTTTAAATAATGTTGTTATACCTTCATTCGTTGCTTCTGCTCCAGCTTGTGTTACGCCTTTATTTATATTGTATGCTGCTTGAGTCCAGTCTTGTTTTGCTAAAGCTTGTGTGACACCTTCTACAATCGCTGGACCAGCTTTACTTAAGTTTTCAGTAAGTTGATTTTGAATATCCGCTAAAGCTTCTGTTTTTTGAATATCTGGTAAACTTGAAGATTGAATTTCTTTATATTTTTCTAATAATGGTAAAACTTTAGTTAAAGATGTTGAAGTGTCATTATATCTATCAACTACAACTTGCAAATCTTGCTCAAGACCTGCAAGTTTAATATCTTTCAATCCTTTGAAAACCTGAGCAGTTGCTATTCCCGCGCCAATTCCTCCTGCTACTATTGCTCCAGGCGCTCCAAGTAATGAACCAGCAGCAGTAATACTTAAGAATGTACCAAATGCATCTAAAGCAACTTGTGCTTTTTTATTTTTTTCATTAAATTGACTTACTGTTTGAGTAGCGATTGGCAAAGCTATAGATAATGCTAAACCATATTTGCTGATGGTTTCAAAAGTTGTTTTAGATTTATCTAGCGCAAGAGCAGCATTTTTTGCGCTCTCTGCATATTTAGTTGCTCTGCTTTGAAGAATTTGATTAAATCTATTTTGACTGTTTGCAGTTAATCCATAATCAGCGCTTAATTTTTGAAGATTCATATTAGCTTGTTGTAATGTAATTTCTTGTTTTTTTAATTGAGCTAATGTTTTTCCAAATGCTGCACCAACTTCTCTATTTGCAACTGTTGGATCAAGTGCGCCTAAACCTCCAGGATTATATGATAATCCTGCAAAATTAGGAATAAATCCAGCTGCTGCTCCTGCGGTTTTAGCTTTTGATCCATATCTTTGAATGCCTTGACCAAGACCTCTAGGTTCATCTTTAGTATTATAAACTCCTAAACCAAGTGGATTTGCAGAAGATGTTAATCTTGCGTCTTTACCAATTCTTATTCTAGAAGTGGATGTTCCAGCTGCGACCTCTCTTCCAATCGCATTATCTAATGCTGTAAAATTAGGAACAAATCCACCAAAAGCTTTTTTACCTTTAGCTGTAGAAAATTTTCCTGCCCCAAGTAAAGCTCCTTCTTCTCTATAAACTTTATTTGCAAAACTTTGTAAATTACCTTCAGATAATCCACTTTTAAAATCTGCAAGAGGTGTTGTAAAACCAAAAAGTTTTTGCAAATGTATTAAATTTCTTCCTCCTCTAACATCAAAATCTCCAAAATCTTTTGGTGTTTCTTGTGCGGTATATCCTAATGCTGTTTTTATTCCAACTTCAAAAGCAGAACCAACTGCGCCACGAACTGCTCCATATGCTCCTTTTTCTCCAGAACGTTGAAACCGTAGGCTTAAATCTGCTTTACTTACAGTTTGTCCTAAAGGTTTTAATGTATCTATAAAATTATATACGTCATCTATAATGCTATTAGTTATATTTGTGCCTAATCTTGCCTTATCATCAGAAGTATCTCCCTCTACTTTTTTGCTATTAATTCCATAGACTGGAACATTTTTAATTGCAAATTTATCAGATTTACCTTTTGGTGAATATGGTCCAGGTAATATTCTTTTAGATCCTACGAATGGTAATAATACACTTGCAATATTACTAGCATCTACTGGTTTAATTCCTGCTGCTCGCGCTGCTCTTTGACCTTTGGGAGATCTGCTTAAAATGTCATTTTTTTCAGATTCAGATATAGTTAAATCGTTTCCTGCCGAATCTACTCCATATTTAAATTTTTGAGTTCCTGGAATTCTTTTTAATCCTCCAGGTCGTTGGGCGGCTAACCTAACTGCATCTGCTCTTCCTTCTGCAAAATTTGGGATAAAACCTTTACTCATATAAGGATTAAATCCATGAGCGCTAGAAAATTGTTTTTGATAATTTTTTCCAGCTTTACTGCCTTGAGGTGGCATAATAGCTGGTTGAGTCATTCCTGGAAAATTCTTGACTGTTTCTGCGCTATTATAGGTAATATTTCCTTGACCTGGAATATTCATTTTTCGAATATTTCCTGGCATATATCCTCCAGCTAATGCACCATAAATTTCAGCAGCACTAAAATTAGGAATGAATCCAGCACTTTTTGCTTTTAATGATCCGCCCTTAGATGTTACTCCGCGAGTAGCTAAATTACCAGCAATAGCAGTTGATATAGTTGCAGCTCTTTCTCTTTCTAATGTTTGAAGTTTTATAACATCTAAAATTCTATTTTCTAACTCTAAAACACTAATTTGTTTACTATATATTGCAGCGACTAATCCTGGTTCTTGGGCAAGAACTTCATTTATCTTTGCTTGAATTTGAATTCTTTGTTCTGCTTGGCTATTTATATTTAAAAGTGTTTGTAAAGATTGACTAGCAAATTTTCCTAAATTTAATAACAATTTACCAAATACTGCGGTTAGTAAAATGACCCCTGGACCACTGATGAATGTTCCAATTCCTTCTAATATTCCTTTACCAATTTTACCACCAACACTCTCACTATCAGTAGATAAAGATTCTAATCCTTTATTCAATAATTCTAAAGTACCTTTAAATGTTGGTCCTAAGCTTATTTTTCCAATATCTGAAGAAATACGAGTTAAATTTTGAAATGTTTGATTAATTAAAGATGAAAGGGTTTGATTTAAGGCTTCATTTCTTTGAATAGCTTGATCAGTACTATTACTTGCTGTTTGTAAAGCTCTATCATAAACAGAATATTCTTTACCTAGATCTGCTAATGCTGCCCTTAAAATATTAATTTGAAATACGCCACCAACAGTTTCTGCTACTTGAGCTCTTTGTGAATCACCCAATTGATTAAATGTATTAGAAAGATTAGATAATACTTGAATTGCTGGTAATGTATTTCCTTCTAAATCTCTTACTTTAATTCCTATTTGCTCTAATTGATCCAGAGTATCTGTTCTTTGTATTCTTGTAAAAATAGTCTTTAAAGAATTACCGATTACTGCTCCACCTCTAGCAGTAGTTTGCTGAACACTAGTAACAATTGCTAACAATTGATCAAAATCAACTCCTGCATCAGACGCAGATGATCCTACTCGTTTAATAGCTTCTGCGAGATCACCACTACTAACAGCAAAAGCTGCATCAACATTCGCTAATTTATTAATAATAACTGTTGAATCTAATCCAGCTTTATTAAAACTATTAATTGTAGCAGTAAGAGCTTCTACGGCACTTACAGTATCAAGCCCACTAAGACGAGTTAATATTAATGCATCTTGAGTTCTTTTTAAAGTCTCTTCTAATCCTAAACCTTGACGAGAAAGTTCAGTTGCAGCTTGAGCAACAACATCAAAAGTTTGACCTGTATTTTTAGCAATATCAAACAAACTATTTCCAAATTGATCTAAAGTTTTTGTGCTAACATTTAATATAACATTAATATCAGTTAATGATTTTTGAACATCTATAGTACTTTTAACTAATGAAGTAAATGCTTTTTCTACAGTATATATTAAACCTGCACTAGCACCGAATGCAATAACGCGAGCATTTGATGCATCTAATGATTTTTGAAATTCATTTGCAGCACCAGTGATTCGTCCTAAAGGTTGAGTAAAGGCTTTTTCATTAAATCCTTTGAATTTAAAATCACGAGATAGCGCGCTCTGAATATCTCTTTCGAGCTGCCTTGTATCTGCACCTACTGAAATTGTAGCTGAAGTCCTAGCCATGCCTTATTCCTTTGCTATAAGGAATTACACGAAATATTATTAATTATGATAGTATTCGCTACTAAGCTCCATGCATTTTCATTAAATCTTCCATGCTTAAAGTTCCACCTTTTTTCAAAGCTTCTTTATGTAAGCTTATACCATTTTCGTCTTTACCTATCTTAGCTAAATCTTCTTTTTTAGCTCCTACTATAGAAGTAGCAATTGCGCCTTCTGTTTTACTTAAATTATTCTCACTTTTACTTAAGACTTCTTCTACATTTTTACTACTTTCAAGCCATTCAATTAATTTATCTGGATCTTCATAATATTCATCACTAGGTTTATGTTTGGCTTCAGATAATGCGTTTTTGAAATATCTAGCATATCCAAATACTTCCATTTGATAGAATGTTAAATATATAATTGGTTTTCCATATAAATTATAAGCATTTTCATCACAAAGATTAAATAAACTTAGATAATATGATGAAAGAGCTATTTTTTTGAGATTATTTTCTATAAAATTTTTATTTATATTATTATAAATTTCTAATACTTCTGATATTTGTTTGTTCTCTAGCTCATCAAATTCTTGTTCAGAAAAATATCTATCTTTTAAATCTTTATCTTTGAATAATGAATTAAACATATAGTATTCATTAATTTTTTTGTTAGCATAATCTTCTACAGTGAAACCTAAAAGATCTTTTTTTTCTATTGTTAAATTAATTAATTCTAATTTCTTTTCATCAATCTGTCTATTCATTTCATTTATATCATCACTTTTAAATAGCTTAGACTTAGTTTGTTTTAGACTAGAGATATCAGACTTTAATTTTTTAATTTTTTCGTTATTTTCTTTAGACCAAAGATTTTCTGTAATTAAATATTCTTCTTTTTGATCTTCTGTAGGAAGACCATTCTTTTTAGCTTTTTCTAAAAATTCTTGTTTTAATTGATCTATATCTCCAGAATCAAAACTAGTATTATGCTTGAAGTATAATTTATTATCCCTATAATAAGATAAAGAATATCCTTTTAATATATCAATAAACAAAAGCCTTAATTTGTTTTTGTCTAAGGTTTGCAATCATTATCCCTTTTATTCTTTTGTTTCGCTACTTTGTAAGTTATTAAGAAGTTTTTCAAATTCTTCTTGAGAAGCAGCTCTTCCAATATACCAAAAGCTGATCAAATAAAGAAGTTTTTGTATAGCAATTTTTTCTACTCCAGCTTCAGATTCTTCAATTTCATCGTATCTTTTAAGTTTATCTTCATAAGTTCCATCTTGGAATAGTTCTTTGAATTTTTTATCATCACCTTGAATAAGGCTAAGTTGAAGAACCCACCACATAATAGTTTTATTTCTTGCTCTATTCTCTGCAGTTTGTTCAAAAAGATTAGCCTGAGCCATTTCATATCTTTGAAGTCTTTCTCTTGCAAGATTCATTTTTTCAATAACATTTTGAATTTGCTTCTTTTCTTCATCAGTTCTTAGTGCTTCTTCTTTTATAGATAATCTTTGAAATTCTGTTTGTAAATTAAAGAATTCCAAATATAGATCATTATACTCTTTTTGCTCTTCATCACTTAAAACTCCACCATCATTATTAAATCTTTTAGCTAATAAAGCGCGAGTTAATAGTCCAGCTTTAATTCCCTCTGAAAGCCTAACTCCATAGAACAATTCGGCTTCATCAAATAAGCTTCTTGTTGGTTTTTTAATACCTAATTTAACTGGTACTGTAGTTTTAACTTTAGAAGTAACTTTTACTTCTTCGCCTTTTTCATTAGTAGAAACATCTACTTTTTCTATTTCTTTTTCTTGATAAATGTCAAATTCAAACATTGTTTTCATATTTTTTCTCCATTGTTATTAACTAAATCTTGTAAATAGTTTTTAATTTTACCATAATAAACTACTCCACCAATTGTTTTAATAAATTGGTGTTTTTTATTGTCATCCCAGTTTTGATAATTTTTAATAAAATTAGGATTTTTAAATGTTGTTAAGCTTGGCTTTAAAATTCCAAAGTTATCTTTTAAGCTTTTTTGTATGCTTTGTACAGAAAGATTTCCTTCAATTATCTCATCTATAGGAAAATTATAATTTAATTTCTTGGTTTTCATTTGAGTGTTATATTGATTTTACTGAAATTTTCTTCTATTTCTCTTACTGCGTCATTGGCATTATCAAGGATTCTTTTGCGTATTTTTTGATAAGTTTCATCATTTATATTATAACCAGAATCACCTAAATCTTCAAGAATAAAAAAGAAATTCTTGTATATATTTGTAATCTTTCTCTTTATTTGAAAAAGAGTCATATCTTTTATAGGATCGTTTTCCATAATCTTTTACCTTTTATCTAACCCTTACCTTAACTTCAATTACACAAAAAATAACCCCCACGAGAACGTGAGGGTTATTTTATAACTTAATTATGTATTATTTATTAATATTGTCCGTTGATAAATAATCCATTAACTGTGTCTTGTGGGCCACCAACTTGTGAACTCCATTCAAGAGATACAGTTTTATTTTTACCAATATCAGAACTATATGTTTGACTATTTAATTTTGCACCTTTGAGGATGAATTTTGCCATAGTTAGATTAGAGTCTGATGGGCTTTTAATAGTGATTGATGGACTATAAAAAGCAGAATCGTCAACTACAAGATTAGCTAAATTTCCTGCGTTCATTGTAGTAACTTGAGCATCGACACTTAGTGTTACTGTTAATGGGAAATCAATTTCTCTTGTGAATGCGAATTTATTTCCTAGTCTTTGAATTGGAGTACGACCAAGATCAAATTTTAATGAATAACTTTGAATATTCATTGTATTTATATCAACTCCACTGGCTAGTGAATTGTATAATGATAGAGTAATATCTCCTGGGCGTAAAGCACTGATTGCATTTCCACTTCCAATTCCAACATTTTGAACAGCTTGATCTAATTGATAATAATTTGATAGACCTTGTCCATTAACAGGATTAACAGCAGGAACAAAATTTCCACTAATTCCATTTTGGAAATTCATATTCAAACCTTCAACATTAATAGTTGTTGTTGGGAAATTACCAACAGAACCTTCTGTTGAATATGATGTTAAGAATGCGTTACCGATTCCAATAACTCCGTTATTTCCAGAAGAATTATCTGTATACGCTACTGTATCTGTACCTTCTGGTGTTGTGCGAATAAAGTAATTTCTTTCATCTGAAGTTTTATTCAAGAATCCAGAAATAGCAGAGATAGCAGAATCGCTATTTCCAGATGCAATTGTAAATCCTAAAAGATATTCATTAGAAAGATTTGAGTTGATATAACTAAAATCTAATGAAACTGTTGGATTTGTTAAAATTACACGATCAATAGCTGCTAATTGTCCGAATTGATTAACATCTGTACGATCTACTTTAAAACTATAATTAGCTGTTTGAATTCTTTGCAATTGCTCAACTAGATTTGTTGATGCATTTGGTACATTGCTGTTTCCACCGATTCCAGGTGTGTAGGTTCCGTAGTGATAACCTGTTGCTGGGGCTGGTCCAGCGTAAACTGCTTCTGATTGATAAATTATACGATTTCTTGCCATATTAGTTATTCTCCATTTATTGTTATTACACTGATTTTTTTATTTTTCCTACTTTTTTTATTGCCTTGGATATCTATTTTTTACTACCTCAAAATCAACAAAAGCAGAATATACATTTCTATTTAAGCTATTGGTAGCGTTAAGTAGCCTTGTGTCAGTTTTAGTAACATTGACTTCATTAATATACAGATAATCATCAGTATTAGCTTTATTTGCTGTATATTTAATATAATTAAAATTATTGCCTGGAACACTTACTGATCCTAATGAATTAAAGGGCATTTCATTTGGATATATTAATGGTATTAATTCTCGACTAGTATCTCTCATTATACTGGTTACTGCATCAAGACTAAATACACTATCAGATAATATAACTGCTCGAACATTCCCTACCGTTTGATCAAAGCCTCCAAAAGCAAGAGGTTTATTTTTACCACCTTGATATTTTAAATATATCACAGGATATGTTTCAGAGCCAATTGGCAATCCAGTTGGATTTTGATATGTTTTAGGGTTAATTTGATATTGAGTCTCGAATAATAAATTTTCTTCTGTTTTACTAGTTAAATATATATTATAATCTTTAATAGCATAATTGCCACTCAATGCTGTTGTAGGATTTGAGATTGGCTGACTAAAATATAGCTGACCTTCTGTAGCGTTAATTCCACTTAAATTATTTTGACCAGGAGTTATAAAAACTCCATTTAAATAAACTCCACTTATAATATTTGCACCACTTATAGAAGAATCTATAACCATTTGCTTTAATGGTGCGCCATAAGTATAATATCCATATATCATATTCGAAAGGGGATAAAATACACTTTGATAATTAGTATAAGCTTGACCATTGGTTACTATTTTATTATCCAACCAAAGTAGCATGCTAGTCATTAAAATATTATCAAATTGTGGAATCATTTTATTTTAAATTCTTTATAAATTTAGTATAAAGCTCAGTCATATATTTTACTGGTCTATACGCAGCAACTCTAACTTTATTTTTAGATTGAATTCCTCTTCCAGATCTACTAGTTGGGAAAACTAACCCATAAACATAATAACCAAATCCAGAAATACCATCTTCTACTCCTTTAACCCAACTTCTACCGCGCTCAAAGGGAAGAGGTGTTTGAGATTTTATTTCATCTAAAGAAGGAGTAAATACATTAAATTTTAATTCAAAAGTTTTTCTATCAAAAATTGATTTTTTATCTAAAAATGTATTTTGTTTAATTAACGCAGTAAGATCATCAACAGGTTTATCTTCACTATCAAACCCAATAAATGCAAAAAGATTTTCTTTTCCATTTAAAGTATTAGTAATATTTTCTCCATCTGGACCACCATCTAGTTCTTTGGATACTGGATGATCTTGTATCTCGTTTATATATTGATCTAGATTTTCTTTTAAAATTTCTTGAGCAAAAACAATAGCTTCTTTTTTTAGAGATGCTTCATATGAAGCTGCAATTTCTTCTTTTAATTGTTTGAAATTAATCTTAGTAGCCATATTATTTTGTTTGCTCCAATCCGTATACATAATATGTATTATTTAGATATTTTTTGACAACATCTTCTGTAATAACATTCCAAGTTTTTCCATCGAATTCAATTTTTATAGTTCTTCCATTTGCAATAAAATCTCTTGCATCCTGTCTAACTTTTAAAGTAACATCTCCTCGTGCAAAAACTAATTTTAAATCACTATTAACTGCATCTACATCTCTGGAATTATTATAATAAATTCTACCATTAAAAATTCCAGTTACAGGGATATAAGTAAAATTCACGGCATCTGAAGGCTGACCATATCCATATAATGGTGCACTTTGAATTTGATCTACTATTCTTATTGGTTCTTTGTGAACAATAAAAGGTCTAGAAAAATAAGTAAAAAAATTATCATAATCTTGCGAAAATTCTGCCGCAGTTGTTGAGTTTATAAAGCTCATAATATTATGCTGAGTACCAAATTGTTCTTATATTGTGAAAGGCACTCCTATAAAGTGGATCATAAACTCCTGGGATAGTATCATCTCCAGCAACTTGAAGTGGAAAGCTGTTATTACCTTTATATTGCGTAACTAAATCTTTTAATTCGTCATATTCTTGTTTTCTAACTGATATGTAACTTTTTAAGATTTCATTTTTGTTAGCTTTTTGAACACTACCAATATCATCTTTAATAGTAATAAAATCTGTTGCTGCTAGACTTCCTGTACTCTTTATTCTAAGATCAAAAAAATATACAGAATACATTTTTTTAAATATATACTTTTCCATATCAGATAAATTAGGAGATATTTCTAGACTTGAGCTATCTATTGAAAAAGTAGCATTAATCATATTATTTAAGCCACCAATATTTCTTCTTACCCAAGCGGCTATAGCTGCGATGCTAAGATCACTAGGTTCACCCAATTCTTCATATATTTCTTGGGCAATAGATGTTACTGTATTTATAATCATATAATAAATTACACTTTATTTAAAATATTAATTATAGCAATATATCGATGCGGCTGTTCTAACATTTGTTGTTGTTCCAGTGCTAAATATAGCGCATACTACATTGTCTCCATGAGAAATATTGATTGGAGTAGCAAAAGCTCCAGTATAAGTATATTGATTACTTCCAACAATAGCAGTTATTGCAGAATTTATTATTCCAGTTTGAGGTGGGTTTGTGGATGTATTAATAAAGTACCCAGTAACTCCAACCAAATTAGTTCCTGGCCCTGAATTTAATAAACTTATTGAAGCTTTTCTCGCAGTACAAGGCTCAAACATTGGTATTGATCTATCTGAAAAAGTGGTACTATATCCTGCACCAAGATTACTAATGTAATTAGCGCCAGCAGATAAATTAGCATTACTACTTAAAAAGTTTATTGTAAATGTATTACTTGGCACATTATTAACTCTATATGTGCCACTAAGTATATTTATTCCAGAAGAATCTATTCTTGCTATAGTTTTATCTTGAGTTGTTCCGCCCGCATGAAATTCTATAACTTTTCCAGGCGTTCTTGTTCCGATGTCCAAATCTCCACCATCAATAAATAAGTAACCATCGTAACCAGTTCCGTTTGTAAAATTAGAATTACTATATCCACTATTATTTATTCCAAGATTAATATAATTAGTATTATCTGTTCCATTGTTTGCTGTAATTACTAAATCGGCACTCGCATCAGTTCCAGTTGCACGATTTTGGATATTAACTTGGAGGTAATTATTTCCGCTACCAACTATTGATAATGGATTATTTAATAATGGTACAGCTGGCGTTCCTCCATTTGAAAAGACTCCAGAATCAAGAAATGTTTTTCTGCCAGAAATAGTTTGGTTTCCAGTCGTATAAACTATTGTTTCTCCAGTTATAGAAACATAAGTCGTTACAGTTTGTTGTAGTCCAGTTAATACTGGATTTCCACTAATGTAAATATTTCCATTTAAAACATTAATTCCGCTAGATCCAATTATTACTTTATCTATCGCTGTAGCAGAACCAATATTAGTTGATCTAAATAAAATATATGTTCCTTGGCCATTATAGCCAGCTCCTCCAACCCAATCTTCTGCTGCAATTAGTCTTATTGCTGCTCTGCTATTTGTAGAATATGCATTTAGTCCAGAAACATAACCTCTTGCTTGCAAATTAAATAAAACATCATCTTTTAATACTCCAGAAAGACCTGTTGGAATTCCACGAGCTCTTCTCATTAATATTTGCGATGGGTTAGTTCCGTAAGCATCAATCTGAATTCCTGCGTTTTCATTTATATCTCCACCAATATTTAACTTAAGATCTAAATTTGACATATCATAACCATTTCCAGTATATGCATTTATAGACATATTATTTGCAAAAGTTTTTTCTCCACTTACTATTTGCTTACCCTTTGTTAGGACTAAAGTTGGATTATTTATAATTCCACCAACATTTAAATTATTAGCTACATTTAAGTTATCATTAAAATAACTAGTTCCTGATGCTCTTATATTTCCAGATATAATAATATCTTTATCAAGAAATATATTTGATATAAAACTTTTATTTCCAAAAACATTTTGATCACCAAAAGTTAATACAGAAACTCCACTTAAGCTATTTATTTTGCTGTCTAATCTTGAACCTGTTGATGCTAGGCTTATTGGTAATGTTCCAAACGTGCCTGTGATTCCTGTGACGTAACCGCTGAGTGAATTAATTTTGTTGTCTAAAGTCGAACCTGTGGCAAATAAATTAGCGTTTGTAGCGTATGAACTTAAATTTACTCCTGTTAATATTGCGTTACCACTTATGTATACTGGATTATATACATTAATTGATGAATTTCCTGTTACTACTATGTCTATTCCAGAAAGGAATAGTTTATCAATATTTGAAACTTTTACGTTATTGAAATTTCCAGTACCAGAAATATTTACGTTATTAAGGAAGGTTTTATTGCCAGATATGAGTTGGTTGCCAGTTGTATAAACTATAGTACTTGGCAAAAGTCCTCCTAAAGAAATTCCAGATACATAACCACTTAACGCATTAATTTTATTATCTAAAACTGAACCTGTAGTGAATAAGTTAGCGCTTGTAGCAACTGAATTACCACTAATACTTAAATTTCCACTTACAATATTTAATCCAGCAGAAGTTATTCTTGCTATAGTTTTATCTAAAGTTGTTCCTCCAATATGAAATTCTATACTTGTGCCAGTAGTTTGAGTTCCAATATCTAAACTTCCTCCATTTACAAATAAGTATCCATCATATGCACCACCATTACTAAAGTTTGGATCATTGTATCCAGAGTTATTTATTCCAAGATCAATATAATAAGAAGAATCAGTACCATTGTTTGCAGTAATAACTAAATCTGCCGTAGCTGTAGTTCCAGTAGCGCGATTTTGTATGTTAACTTGCAGATAATTGTTTCCACTACCAACAATTGATAATGGATTATTTGATAATGATACTGGTGACACTCCTGCATTTGAAAAAATTCCAGAATCAAAAAATGTTTTGATTCCAGAGATTGTTTGAGCCCCAGTTGTATAAACAATTGTTTGTGGCAAGGTTATATTCGCTGCTTCTCCACTTAATAAAACTCCTGTGCCATTTACAGTTGGACGATTTGTTAAACTAACATTTCCATTTTTTATGTTTATGTCTACGCCAGATAAACTTAATACATCAACATTATTTAAATCAAGAGCATTAAAAATTCCACTCCCAGAAATAGATATATTATTAAGGAAAGTTTTATTCCCATAGATGCTTTGATCACCAAAAGTTAATACTGAGACTCCACTTAATGCATTTATTTTGTTGTCTAATCTGCTTCCAGTAGAAGCTATTTGTCCGCTAAATGCATTGTCTTGTGAATTTACGTATCCACTAAGTGAATTTATTTTACTATCTAATAAACTACCTGTGCCAGCGATTTGACCACTAAAGATAACATCTTGAGAGTTTACATATCCACTCAAAGCGTTAATCTTGTTATCTAATAAACTACCAGTATTAAATACTTGACCACTAGTACTTAGCGAATTTACGTATCCACTTAAAGTATTAATTTTGTTATCTAGATTGGAGCCCGTTACAAATAAATTAGCATTTGTAGCATAAGAACTTAGGTCGATTCCTGTTATTAATTTATTACCACTGACAATTGGAAATATATCAAAAGTTTTAGTTCCACTAATCGTTTGATTTCCAGTATTGTATACTAAATTTGAACCAAGAACTGGAAAATTACAATCAATTTTAAGATTTCTTACAAATATACCAGAAACATCATCTTTAAGATAAAATCTTTGACCAGATGATATTCCTGTATTTGAGTAATGAAATATTTGATTGCTCATTTTTTAATATCTTATTTGTTTGTGATCTCCACTTTTGTCTCTATAGTTTAAAATACCATTAAGAGAAGTTAAATTATAAATATCAAAGCTAATTAAAGTTTCAAAATCACTTAGCGGCGATGTTATTTGATTATATTTGTTTTCTAAGATAGTTGATTCTTCAGCAGAAGGCTCAACTTCTTCTCTTTTGGGTTTATTGTCTTCACCTCTAAGAATGGTTATTTTCTTAAAGGGTTGATTTTTTTCTGTTTTCATGTATATTGTCATATGTTTCTCCTTTGTATATTATATATTATAATCCAAATGATCCAATTCCTCCATTACAATTTGTTAATGTCCCTCGTATAGTTCCAGCTATACCTGGAGAGCTACCAAATGAATAGTTTCCACCAGTGCAATTTGTTAATGTCCCTCGTATAGTTCCAGCTGTACCTGGAGAGCTACCAAACGAATAGTCTCCACCAACACAATTCCTAAAGGTTGCATTTAAATCTTTTGCTTTTGAGTCACTTGAACCAAATGAATAATTTCCACCAATACAATTTGTAAAAGTTCCATTTAAGGCACCATAATTATCGAAAAATGAAGACCCAAATGTATAAATTCCACCAGAACAACCTATAAAAACTGCTGATGATGTTATTGATGGAAGAGTTCCATACCCAAACGAATACTCTCCAGCATTACAGTTTATAAAAGTTCCACTTACTGTTCCACCTCCACCTTCGTCTGCTACTCCAAATGAATTATATTTAGCGGAACAATCTTTGAAAAAACCACTTAATACATAACCAGTCCATCCTCCTTGCCCAAAACCTATTCCATCTGCTCTACAATTTATAAAAGTTCCGCTTAAGGTACCTCCAATATTGTCATATGCACATCCAAATGATCTATCTCCACCAGTGCAATCTTTAAAGTATCCACTTAAAATTCCAGCATGATGAGTATTAGTTTGAGTACTCGCTATTGATCCAAATGAATAACTTCCTCCTTTGCAACTTATAAAAGTTCCAGTTAAATTTATACCATTACCGTTTCCATCTTCTTGCCCACCAAACGAATAATCTCCTCCACTACAATTTATAAAAGTTCCATTTGCTAAACAAGTTCCTACTGCTGCAAAACCAGAACCTCCTGAGATAACATGACAATCTTTAAAATATCCACTAGCAGTTGAATTTATTGATCCAAAAGAAAGATATTTAGCAATACAACCTATAAAAGTTCCACTTGCAGTTGAGCTTGAGGAACCAAATGAGCTCGATTTAGCAATACAATTTATGAAAATTGCACTAGCTACACCTTGATACCCAAACGAATAATCTCCACCAGTACAACCAGTAAAAGTTCCACTTGCAGTTGCATATGTGCCAAATGAATAGTCTCCACCAGTGCAATTTTTGAAAGTTCCACTTGCAGTTCCACCATATCCGCCAAATGAATAACTTCCTCCTTTGCAACTTATAAAAGTTCCACTTACAGTTCCACCATATCCACCAAATGAATAATCTCCACCAGTGCAATTTGTTAAAACTGCAGTTGAAGTAATAGTTCCACCATCACCGCCAAATGAATAATCTCCACCAGTGCAATTTGATAAAGTACCACTTACAGTTCCATCAACAACACCACCAAATGAATAATTTCCACCAGTGCAATCTTTAAAAGTACCACCTGCAGTTCCAGCATAACCAAATGAACCAACTCCGCCAGTGCAATCTTTAAAAGTACCACTTGCAGTTCCAACATAACCAAATGAACTAACTCCGCCAGTGCAATCTTTAAAAGTACCACTTGCAGTTCCAGCATAACCAAATGAACCAACTCCGCCAGTGCAATTTGTGAAAGTTCCGCTTGCAGTTCCAGATGCGCCAAATGAATAATCTCCACCAATAGAATTTATGAAAATTCCGCTATATTCTATTCCTCGTCTCATGCTCAAAGTATAATTGAAATCAGAAGTAAATAATACATTTTCTATATATGTTAAATTTAAATTAGTATTTGGAAAATAAGCTGCTGCATCAGTATTATTATAATTATATGAATAACTTGTATTACTGTTTTCTATTGTTAGATTAAATAATTTAACATTATTAGCAGTTTGTTGAATTGTGCCTCTGTTTGCTTCACCAACATTACTTTTTATATAGTGCTTGCTTCTATCTGAGGTAGAACCAATTATATCTATATATTGAGTATCAAGAATTAAACTTTGAGTTCCAAGATTATATATTGCTGGTGGTAAAATAATAGCTAATCTATTAGAATCCGACAAGGCTACTCCATTTGGTAATTTCGTTTTTGCAAGAGAGTAAGCTGTTAAAAGATTATTTCCATTAGTAATTGGATCATCTGTTACTTTAACGGTAACATAATTGGCGCTATTTAATTTATTTAATATATCTGCCATTTTAACTTACTCCATTATCCGCACTAAGGGTTACCCATCCTGTATAACCTACATTATTTACACCCAAGAGTTGCAAGCTTTCATTCTTATAAAGGTTAATATTCAAGAATCCATCTATACTTCTTTGACCAGATCCCGTTATTAACAATATTCCAGTATTTAAATTTTTAACATAATAATTAATACCAGAAGTTATCCCACTTGGTAAAGTTCCTATTATATTATTTGAACTATTAGCAATATTTATATAAATATCACCAAATACAAAGTTAGAATTAACATAATTATAAGATGATAATTTCTTGTTTGTTATTTGAACAGTATTAAAAGAACCAGTTTGAGCAAAAGTTTTAACTCCAGAAATAGTTTGGTTACCAAAAGTTAATACAGAACTTCCACTAAGTGAATTTATCTTATTATCTAATACTGAACCAGTGGCAAATAGTTGTGCATCAGTTGC